AATGGAAGTAAAGCATTAAAGGTGGATACAGGCATTGTAAAAAATAAGGACATTGAGGATAGGCTAGAAAACAAGACAGCTACAGTATAGGCATGGAGTAGACATAGTAGAGGGCAGGCAGAAATATAAAATAAAATAATTTAATAAATTGGAGGTACATAAAATGGCATATAACTCAACAGATGAGAAATCAGAGGAGCTGTGCAGAATAGTGACAAGCAGCAAAAAAATTGTTGCAAGGAAAATTGAGAACAGTAGAGGAATAAGCGTAGACATCAGGGAGTATTTTGATAACGATGATGGAGAAGAACTACCTACAAAGAAAGGGGTAAGGTTCAGCAGCGAGAATGTGGCAGAGCTTGTAAAAGCCATGTTGCCAATGATGGAGAAAAGCGATATCATGGATATTATGGAGATAGCGACAGAATTAACAGAATAAAGCAAAAATAAAAGAAAATCCACCTTATTCAATAGGGTGGATTTTTTGAAAGGAACCAAGATGATACATAACGGTATAAGAGAACAATTAGATGCAGAAAAGGCACTATTAGAGAAGTGGAGGTTGCCAGAAGTAATAGGCACAAAAAAGGTAGTGAAGCCTAGTATAATGCTATTCAATAACGAGATACAAGCATTGAGACTACTGGAGAAACATATAAAAGCAGACAGTAAAATAGCAATACATTTTGACGTAGACTTTGATGGAATTGCCAGTGGATACATTATGAATAGGGAACTAATAAGAAGAGGGTTAAAAAAGAAGATATTTATAATAAATAAGGAGAAAGAACACGGCATGAAGCAGAAGCACGCCGATTATATAAACAATAATAGATGTTGTGATCTACTAATAGTGGTAGATTCATCAACAAATGAGATAGATACCATAAGAAGTTGTAACTGCGACGTACTGGTAATAGATCATCACGATTGTAGCACAAATGTTAGCTGTGGTATGTGTACCGATGGTGTTCACCAGTTTGTAATTGTTAACAGCACAATAGAATGTTTCGATTTTGAAGAGGGTAAATATGAGTTAAGCAAATTAAAATTAGAGACATTGGAAAATGTAGAAAAATGTTGTGGGACAAACAAAATGTCATGTGGACTACTGGTGTACGAGATAATGAGACTATGGTATGGGATATACAATAATAGTGACATAATAGATAAGAGCAGGATATATCAATGGGCAGCGGCGTCACTATATACAGACCAGATAGACCTAATAGATGAACGTAATCAGTGGTACATACAAAATATGAACTGTGATAAAACCATAGATGAGGCGCTATTACAAATAGGTCAATCAATAGGAAAGTACTGTATAACGATGAATAAATCGTATGTGCAGTTTAAGTTAGCACCACTTATAAATAAGGCAATAAGAGCAGAGGCAGGGGGAGAGGTATTAGACAGAATAATAAATAAACCTAATACACTTGGAGAACTAGTTAAGTATGATGCTAAGCAGAGAGATGCAATAGAGACTGCCATGAAGAATATGAAAGAGCACAGTAACAAATCCTATGTAATGGTAAATATAACTGGATTAGGCATAAGTAAGAATTATAACGGGGTAATAGCATCAAGAATATGCGGAGATGAATCTAAGAATACTGTAGTCTATCTGAACAATGGCAGTATATATAAAGGGTCATTCAGAGGGAGAATAAAAGGTACAAACTATAGGGTGCAGGCATTTAATGATTGTGGATTAAAGGCAGAAGGACATCCAGAGGCATTTGGGTTTGAAGCATACAGTGAAGAGGAAATAGAGAAGGCATTAATAATGTGTGATAAAATTGAACCTAAAGATAAGCATGTTAAGCAATGGGTTTCATTAGGTAATGTTGACGAGGATATGAGAGGTGTATACCATATTGAATCATTGAATGAACTAAGGCAATCCAGAATGTTATTAATGTTAGCATATGGAAACTCAAATGTAAGTTCAGCAGATGAAATAATGATAGTAGCATCAACAAAAGATGTGGTGCTATCAGAGTTATGTGAGAAATACAGAAAGTACACATGGCTAGGGGATGCAGAGCTCATAGCCTTTGAGGCATTAAGTGGAGAACATTTTAATATCTATGCAGAGTTTGGGAATGAAATCAAACTTTTTGCAAGAAACATGTAAAGGAGATAAGATATGAAGTTAGGACACAGATCAGACAACAAAATGGCAAGAACAGAGGTTAACAACCAAAAGAGGAACATAGCACTTGCAGGAATAATTATAGTGACTATAGTGCTCATTGCATGGATTGTGATTGTAGGAAAACAGGCAGAAAGAACAATAGCAGTATGTATGCTGTCTCAGGATGTGTATAAGAACCAGACAATAACGGCAGATATGCTGGTTGAGTATGATATGATCGAAGCAGAGTTTAATAAGTACGCAGTTACAAACAGCAACGGTACAACATCAAGAAGAATTGTACTGTGGAATGAAAGAAATGCACTTATTGGAGCATTTGCAGCATACCCACTACAGAACAATACAGTAGCTATGTACAATAATTTTATTACAGAGCGTGTGGATAACAGCGATAGCGTATTATACTCATTTCCTGGAAAAGAAATAGTGGCAGTAGACGTAATAGCATCCGATCTTGATGCATATAAGACTTTTTTACAGCCTGGAGACAGAGTAAATATTACAGCAATTTACAATGTATCAGCCGAGTCAAAGGGAGAAGACATTGATGATAGCTATTCAGTTGACACCGTAAGAACAGAGGATGTATTCAAAGATATAATGGTTGCTGATTTATTAAACTCAGACGGGGAGTCAATACTTGACATTTATGAGTCATATAATCAAATGACTGTATATGAACAGGCTCAGATGGATAGTAATGAGGACTTCCAAGATAGTGTTAAGCCTGCATCTCTTGTACTAGCATTAACACAAGAAGAACTGCAGGATTACTATAGATGTTTAAGTAAGAGCTGTACATTTAAGATGAGTTTACCACAGAGAGTAAAATAAGGGAGATATAAAATGGGAATAAAGGAACTGTTTGGAAACAAGTTAGGTGGAAATGTAGACTTAAGTAACAAAAGGTTTAACGACATAGTAGCCGAAGGTACAACAAGTATTTTAAAAGAGTTAGGCGGATATGGAATTAAAGAGAGCAAGTTAATGGTGGATAACATAATAGTATTCACCAATTGTAGTGGTGGAACTGGAGCAAGCACAGTGGCAAGTAACATTGCATATGTGTTAGGATCACAGCAATTTGGGATGAGCGTGTTGATGATAGATTTAAACATAGTATGTCCAATACAGCACATATATTTCGATAAAGAGGACCCAAGCAAAAAGACAGAGTATGACCTTGTGGACTATCTGACAGGACAGTGTCAAATGGGAGAAGCAACAATAACAAGCGGAAACGTGAGTATCATGTACTCAGTCAACAGGTCAATAGCTGATAGTATTAACTGTGAGGAAAGCATGGCACTTGATAACTTTAAATTGTTACTGGAAAAATCGAGAGATTTGTATGACATAGTAATAATTGACTGCCCAATGCAGGTAGCAAATGGTTTATGCAACATAGCAATGTATACAGCTGATAAGCTGTATACTGTTTGGGATGAGGGTATAAGCAGTGTATTAAATACAGACAGAATTATGAGACAGCTTGGATTCACTGGTATCGACAGTTTTGCAAAAATGATTGTTATTATGAATAAAAAGACAAGCGTTAAGTATAGCAAATTTCCATTTGAAAAGTTGAAGTTACCACTTATAGAGACATTGCCGTTCTCAACAGACGTAGTATACAGCTCATTAGATGCATCGGTTTATTGTGCATCCGGTAAAGCAAGAAATAAGAATGGCGGAGAATTTGAGAGAGGTATAATGGCATTAGCCAGAAAAATAGTACTTATTGGAGGAAAAACGAGTTTATCAGACATAACAGATGATGGGTACAAGAGAGAGGAAGAGGAAACAGAAGTGGAGAATGGGGAAGACAGTGATAAACACATAGAGGTTGATGTAGAGGAAGAAAAAGAGATAAACTTAGACGGGGATGAATAGTCCATGGATTTAGCTGACAAAGTAATAAATGGCTGGAAAATACTGGGTAGAGCAGAAAACAGAGGCAGTAAGGTGTACTGGATATGCCAATGCGTGACATGCGGAAACACAGTAGAATGCAGAGGGTATGAACTAAGCAAAGGAAGAATACAATCATGTAAAGTATGCAGTAAGAGTCTATTAGGACAACACTTTGGGGAGTGGGAAGTAATAGAAGATACAGGCGGAGACAAAGTAAAGTGTCAATGCAGCTGTAAAGCAATAAAGTATATAGACAGGTATGAACTTAGAAGAGGAAATAGTAAATCTTGCGGACATGTAAGACCTAAATCATTTATAGACATGAAAGGAAAAATGATAAGGGATACAGAGGTATTAAGATATGTAGGAAATTCTAAGTGGCTGTGCAGATGCAGCTGTAACAGAGAGTTCATAAGAGACGGCTACGAGTTGCGACAGGGTAACGCACAATGTAAGAGTTGCACAGCACGTATAGCTTCATTAAAAAGTAAAGAAACAATGATGAAGAAATATGGAGACAGGTCTATATATCACATATACACTCCAAGAAGCGACGAGCAGATTTATGCTTTGGAAAACAGTGCAAGTATGGAAGAGTTTATAATGAGGCATGAGCTTAAAGGTAAAAGAGCAAACAAGTATGCAGAGGAACTCGGAATAAGCACAGCAGTAGTGATAAATTACATGCATAAATTTGGACTTGAAGAATACATTGACTTGAGTAATGGGACAAGTCATTACGAAGATGAAATACAAGAGATATTGGAGAAAGCTGGAAATACAGTGCAGAGAAACAGAAGGGATGTAATAGGGTCGGAAATAGACATATACATCCCAGAAAGAAACATTGGCATAGAGTTCAACGGAGATTACTTTCACAGTGCAAAATACAAGGACAAAGAGTATCATGTAAATAAAACACTGCAGGCGATGAAAAAGGGTGTGAGACTGGTACACATCTGGGAGCATGAATACTTGAATAATAAAGACAAGATAATACAGTTTCTTTTAGATAGCACATCAGAACCAGAAAGAGTTACATACGGGAGGAAAACACAGGTAAAGGAGATAAAGAGTACATATGCAGAGGAAATATGCAGAGAGTATCATTTACAGGGAGCTGTAAAATCAAGTGTAAACATAGGGTGCTATGTAGGAGATGAGCTATTAGGTGTAATGACATTTAATATACCTAGGTTCAATAGCAATTACCAGTGGGAACTAACAAGGCTATGTTGGAAAAGTGGAATAGCAGTAGTAGGCGGAACAAGTAAGATGTTTCAATATTTCACTAAAAGATATAAACCAGATAATATCATATGCTACTGTGATATATCGAAGTTTAGAGGGGATACATACTGGAGATTAGGGTTTAGGGCAACAGTAAAAGATATTACAGAACCTAATTACATATGGGTAAATTCAAAAGATTTGAGTGATACAAAGAACAGGTATCAAACACAAAAGCATAAGCTTGTAGAAGCAGGGTTAGGCAAGGAAACAGATACAGAGAATGAAATAATGGAAAAGCTAGGTTATATGAAAGTGTATGACTGTGGAAACATAAGATTCACATGGGAAAGGAGTAGATAAACATGGATATAAAGCAATTACTGCAGATGCAGACAGAACGTGGTGCAAAGATCAGCGGAGTATCTGAAAGAAACAAAACGACAATACAGGAGGTAATATCTAAATGCCGTAAAGTACTGGAAGAGAGGTCAGACAGATACAGAGATTTGTCAGTAGACGAAAAGAAGTCAATAATTAAACAGATAATCATTGACTTCGTAATGAGTGAGAAACCACTGGTAGATGGGTATATCAGTGGGGATAATGTACCAGATACCATCAAGTTAACAGATAAACTTGTAGAGGCAATTACAAACTACGATTTCTTGACAGAGGCAATGAATGATGACTCTGTCAATGAGATAAGAGCAAATGGTAAGTACATTAAAATAGAGAAAAACGGAAAGATAATGGACTTACAGGATGAAAATGGAAATATGCTGTATTTCCATGACCCAGAGCAACAGGAAATCATCATGAAAAAGATGCTGGGAGATGTAAGGTGTACACCAGCACATGCAATATGCGAGGCAACTACAATAGAGGGTTATCGTATGCAGGCAATACACTCATCTGCATTGGGTGTAGACCCTAAGGACCCTTACGGAGAAAGATACAGTGCATTCGTGCTAAGAAAGTTTAAGGATGAGAGACCAGAGTTAAAGGATATTGTAAAGTTCAAAACAATGTCAGACGACATGGCTAGGGCATTGAAGATATTCGCAAGAGGATATACAACAGTACTTACTGTAGGTCCTACTTCTTCCGGTAAAACTACGACCAATACTGCATTCGTAAATGCCATTGAGGATATGCGTGTTATATTTATACAGAACCCTAGTGAGATTGATGGTAGACAAAGGGATGAAATGGGAAGAGTGACAAACGACGTACTTCATTTAGAGGCACATGAGGTAACAGATCCAAAACCTTGTGATCCTACGGCAGTAAACTTGATGGATGCCAGCTTAAGACTTTCACCAAGATACATAGTATTTGGTGAGTGGAGAACAAACCAAGAGTTTGAGTACGGAATGAAATTGTTGCTAGCCGGACATCCTGTAAACGCTACATACCATTCAGAAAGTGTAATAAAAGCATTCCGAAGATTCCTTACAGCATACACAGCAAGTAGCGGAGAGTCACCAGAATTGGCGGCACAGACACTTGCAGACAATATAGATATAATTGTTGTGCAGAGATTTATGAATGACGGCTCACGTAAAGTACTAGAGATTGCAGAAATAACAGGAGTTGACCCAGAGCAGAAGACAAAGCCAATAGTAAATTCACTTTACAAGTTCATTCCTGGTGATCCAACATATGATGAAAAAGGCAAACTTGTATCTATCAATGGTACACACAAAAGAGTTGGTTGCATATCAAAAGCACTGGAAGAAAGATTTGCACTAGCAGGATTAAAGAAGAGTGACTACTCATTTTTAACTCAGGATTTGAAATTGGATAAAGAGCAAACTTATGTAGGAGAAGTGTAAACTTAGTAAAATAAAGGAGGAAAATAAAAATGGGTGGAGGTTCACTGATAAAAACAGTAGCAACATCTAAAGGAGCTGTTGGAATAGCAATAATATCTGTGATATTCTTGAGTTCCATATTGCTTAGACAATATGCAGGAGTATCATTGGTAGGGCTTGTAAGAAAAGGGATAAGTAAATTTACATACATAGTAGGAAAAGGGGTAAGCAAAAAGGAGAAGCAGTATCACAGGGACATAGAGATAGGTAAGCTGAATAACAAAGCAAGGAGAGTAAAAATATACAGGTTTATGAAAGACCTAATTGTAGACCTCAACCTTGATTATACAGGTATAACACCATATGAGTTAGTATGGTTTATAGCAACAGGGTCACTAATACTAAGCTGGATAGTATCATCTCTATTCTTTACAACAACAGTTATAATGATATTGGTATATCCGATATGTCTTGGCGGTGTTACTTGTTTAATGTATACAAAAGCAAACATAGCACACGAGAACAGAATTGGAGCAGTAATTGATTCTGAAAATATTATATGTAACAATATAAGTAATGGTGTGCTTGTGGCAGTAAAGCAAAACATAAATATAATTCCAGAGGAAACAAGACCATATTTCAGAGATTTTATAGATAACGTAGAAATCAAAAACTACCATATAAAGACGGCATTACTAGAGCTAAATTCACAGCTTGGACCAATGTCAGATGACTTTATAAAAAAGTGTATAGCATTTGAGTTAAAGGAAGAAAGAGGTTTGGGGGACATGTTTCAAGATGTTATTGAAATAAATAACATCAAGAAAGACTTAAGAATAGAAATGAAGCATGAGCTTGAAGCTAAAGTAAATGAGATAAGAATAAGTACAGTGCTAATAACAGTATTCCTATTTGTGATACTTGCAATATATCCAATGGTAAGAAGTTTGTACTTCAACACTATAGGAGGAAACGTGTTGATAGTAATAGACATATTTCTGCTGATAGTAGTTTATGTAATAACTACTATAGTTAGAGCAACTGAACTGTAGGAGGAAAATATGGGAATGATAAGTTATGCAAGCATACTTGCAAAGGCCAATGATGTAGAGACAAATAAGTATGTAGGTGGCGGAGATATACTTAAGTACATGGGCAGCGAAGAGGGAAGAAACGCCTTCGATGAAATGAGTGTACAGGAGATAATAAAGTTTGCAGTTATACCTCTAATGAAATACATAGCAGTTGCTTTAGTAATAATCATTGCAATAATGATTATTATGAGGATTACGAAAGTAAGCATTGTAAAAAGGGGTAAGGGTGCAGAGAAACAGTTAAAAAACATAGAGAAGATTAGGAAAAAAGAGAAACAGTTAATAGCTGTAAATAACTTTGTAAACAAGATAACACACGCAGTAGAACATTCACCATTTAGGATGTCATATGCGGAATCAAAGGAACTTCAGTATAAAATACACAGGGCGGACATTAGGTCATTTGATGGTAGGGAATTGATGAAGGCAGAGACATACAATGCATTAAGAGTGGTAGCTAAGCTGATACTATCAGCAGTAGGCGTAATAATGATATTTACCATAAATATTACATTAGGAGCGATGTTAATAATTATGGCTATAACTATTACAGATGCTGTCACTGATATATACATAAAGTCAAGGGTAGACGCAAAGGATGCAGAAATTAAAAGGAATTTTGCAGGATTTTATCTGATGTTACACTATGTGCTAATGAGAAATCCGAATGCAACATTGACACCTGTAATACAGAGCTATGATAAGACAACAGACAGTGAAGAAATGCATAAGTTAGTAGACATATGCGTTCACAATTTTAGTACATATGGAGAATACAGTGGAAATACATATGTAGCAGAGGAATACAAAGGAGTCAGTGAAGTAGTAAAATTAATGCGATTGATTAGACAAGGAGCAAATGGCGGAGACATCAGAGGGGAACTAGAGGGATTTAAACGTGAAATATTAAACGAAGAAGCATATAGGGCAAAGCAAAAGAAAGAGAAGGCACTTGCACTGGCAGACAAATCTAAGATAGTGATAATGATAATACTGGTGCAGGCAGTAATAAGTGGATGTTTAATTTATCTATCAGATATAGGTGGGGGATTGACATCATTTTAAGCATGGATGTGATTAGCAATAAACATTTTAAAATTAAAGGAGGAACACTAAAATGGTAAAGAAAGTATTTACAACACTTGGAATAGCTGTAGGTTGTATCATTGCAATTGCAATCATGCTGAATGTAATACTTCCTAACGGAATCGCAGGTATGGCAAACAATGCAGAGCTTGCCATCAAACAGGCAACTGGTGCAAGCATTGACTTCAACGGAGATGGAACCGGCGCGACAAATGGACGAGCAAAAGGCAGCGAGGATGCAGGTAATTACAAAGACACAGGTTTAAATGGTTTCAACGGAGAAATCAACGGAGCCACAGGCGGAAACTAAAAGAAGCTAACATTAAACACGTAAAAATGGGTATACAGATGTATGCCCATTTTCAATTTATAGGAGAGAAACAAATGGTAAAGAAAGTATTTGGTACATTGGCTAAAGTTCCTTGCTATATAATAATAGCATATCTTATAATGAACATTGTGTTGTTCCTAGGATATTACATAAAGGCGCTTGGACTTTCATATGCAGTAATGCAAATAGGTGTAGAAAATAACTATATACCAGATACAGAAAAAGGAATACTGACAAGCACAATGAGCAGTATCGGTTCTGAACAAGTATATACACAGAATGACGAAAATGCACAAAATGACAAACTGAAAATAAGTGCGGTGAGTGATTTTGGTTTCTTTATAGATACAAGTGGAGCAAAGGCAATTACAGATTTATATCCAGAGCCTTCAGTTGGAGCAGCAGACAGATTTAAAGCTGGACAAAGACTAACATCAACATCAGATAACCATAGAAAGCAATATGGTAATGAGATAACAATAGGAGTTGGGTATATATACCATGCAGTATTGCCACTGCCAAAAAGTGGGAGCAATGGGTATACAGCACACAATGAGTACTCAAGGGATATAGCGGCTAGCGGAAACATGATGGAGTATACAAGAAGTTTTGTAGATACAGCAGTGAGAATATCATACAAAGTACCTGGACTTAAGTATTATCCAGACCTATAATTAGGAGGTACATATGGTAGACAGTAAGACAGTAAGGTTTGTATTTAGAGTATTGATTGGAACGGTAATAGCTATTGTATTGACAATGTTCACAATAGAATACATAAATTTATCAATGACACAGTATACAGTTAGGAGTACAATAGAGTTATCATTGTACAATGCCTGTAACTCATTTAACCAGGAGTCATACAGATCAAGTTCTTTAGGAGAACTAGAAGATGAATCTGGTAACCAGTATCAGTCGGGAAACGTTTATGGGTTACGCAATAATGAGGACATATATGAGCATTTTTACGGAAAAACTCAGAAGCAAACATTTGGACAAACAGCGCAGTACACGGGAAGTCCTGTAGGAGAGTATTATAATTATTTGAGTAAACCAATTATGAACATGTACAGCACTGATGAAAACAACAGCACAGCAGTAACTATAGGAAATAGCTATACAGAGTTAGGGTATATAAAGACAGCATATGACTATATAAGTGGACATGGAGGAGCATTAGATGCAGGATCATCTGAATATAGCAAATTAGTAAACGGGTTAACAGCAATATCGGCACAGTATACACCATCAAACGTGAATGCAATATACTTGGGTCTATGTGATGGGAACAATGGACCAGCATATACGGCTGTAAATAACCTATTCAAATGGAATTTGGCATCTATGTGGTCAAACTGCTCAAATGAAATGAGACATGGTGCATCTTATGTAGACAGAGACGGAAATGTAGCAGGAGAGAAATATGCTGAAAGAAGCGGATGGAGGATATATACAGACACAGCCAAGATAACAGCAATAGACTATTACATATATGACATAAGCGCAGCTGGGGGTAAAAATGCATTAAAGAAAGTAACTAATATAGAAAACTACGGAAATGAGTCACATAGCGGAGCCAATTCAGACAATAAATACGTTATGGCAGCAAGAGTAAGCTACAGTGTGGATGCAGAATATACTGGGATAACACCTATGGCAAAAATACTTAACTATGCAGCTAGTATAGGTAATACAAACATTGACACAAGCAACGGATTAAACTTAGGAACAGGAGACACAGGGCTAGATATAACTAGAGAAGGACATGCAGTTAACAGAATAAGAACAACAATAAGCAGTGACGGAGCCAATGGAGTAAAGTATTATGTGTGGTACTACAATATAACCTAAGGAAAGAGAGAGTGCATATGAAGAAAAAAGATATTAAAGAGGTAAACTTAGAAGTTACACAAAATAAAGAAGAACCCATAGAGCTATACATATTATGTGATAAGGTAACAAACAAGTTCAAAGAGTATTTAGAGGCTAGCGGGATTAAAGTAAAAAACATATACAACAATACCTATGATGTAAGAAATGAGCTATTGCTAGAATACAGTGACTATAGACTAGCAATAGTAGACACAGGAACAGGTAAGTTCAGTGGAGTGGCACAAAGAAAAGAATTAATAGATACCATAGGTATTATGGACGAAAACGGGAGGGTAAGTTTATTCTATACAGATGAAGCGCTAAAGCAAGAGATAAAACATGCATTACCTAAAGTGTTTAAAGTAATGCATACAAGGAAATATGAGGGGACAGCAGATTTAATATTTGAGTTAGCAAGGTTAAATGAAGAGTATACAGGAGGATACAAAGTACATAAGGAGGACAACACAGAAAGTACTAAGAGAGTTCCCATGGAAAAAGATGTAGACAAGTTCAAGTATAGGCATAACCTTATGGCTATAGGAGAGTTTACACAGAATATAAGTAGTGAAGAAAATGGTTTAGTAAAGAGCTTCTCAGAATATTTATAGAACAAATACACCAAAGATAATCTTTGGTGTATTTTTACGCTTTTGTGAATAGCATGTAAATATACATATAGATATAATGGATATAAATAATGATTGAAATTTTGACAGTCATTATTAGGTAAAAATACATAAGTGATTTAATAGGAGGAACCAAACATGGAATTTGCAGCAGTAGATATTGGAGCATCAGGAACAAGAGTTATGTCATCATCCGGGAGAACAGCATTGATTCCTAACAACGCAGTTATGTTATCAGAGAACGATGATATTAAAATGAGTCCTTATGATGATACACTTGAGCAGGCACTGTATATCAAGATTAGAAAATTAAGTGCCAGCAAAGTATTTCCAAAATGTGTGCTACTCGGGGTAATGGCGGAGAGAAAGTCAATTTCAAACATCAGACCATCAGTACAGCAGCAGAAGTACCTGCAGGATTTAAACTATGTATCGGCTATCACGGCGGCGGCTGTAAGTAGAATCGAGCTTGGAGCGGAGGAAACAATGAAATTATACATTGCAGTGCCTCCAGCAGAAGTGCACAAAGCACAGGAAGCTTTTAAGGAAGAACTGGTAGGACAGTTTGAAGTGGAGTTTCCTAAGTACAATGGTGGAACAACTGTGAAATTAAACATCACAGATGTTGAGTGTGCAGAAGAGTGCGTAATGTCAATGGTAAGTTTCATGTTTACACAGGCAGGAACAGTAAGCGATGCAGCAAAACAGTACATGACAGGAAATGTACTTGGAATCAATATCGGGGCATCAACGGCAGACTTATGCATAGTTAAAAACGGAAGATACATTGAGAAATCCGGTAGAACAATTCCTGTTGGAGGAAACATTGCAAGGGATTATCTGATTGAGAGAATTAACGATGAGTATGGATTTGAGTTACCGTTCACAGAAGCAGAAACAGCCATGGCAGAGGCAAGAATGAGTCTTGGAAACAGCAAAGTAGATATTCCGAACATTGTATCAGAGGCTAAGAGCCAGTTAGCTGAAGAAATTACCAACAGAATGGATCCTTACTTTAAGTCAATCGGAGTTCCAATTCAGACGTTAAAAGGTGTAGTGGTGTCCGGTGGTGGATCATTGCGAAGCAGCTACCAAGAAGGGTCAGTTACAAAGTGTACATCAGAACCAATCAGCTCATTCATCACAGAAAAGCTGAAGAAATGGTGCAAAGAAGTAAGCGTTGTAGAGTACGGGGATGATGCAAGAATGGCAGATGTGCGTGGACTGTATATCAAGGCTAAGATGGATGCAAGCCGTGAGGAAACAGTAAAAAAAGAGAATTTCCAGATTTAAGACATCAGAATAAAGCATAAAGTGTAAAGGTAGCACCTAGGTGCTACCTTATTGTGCAAAGGGGAACTATATGGAATCAGTCAAAATAGCAGTAAAAGTAGGTAAGCAATCCCATATAAATATAAGGAACAGTAAGTTATACAGAGCTGTTTCTATGGATGAACTTGAGATTTTAGTGTCAAAGTATAATGACATACATGTAGTAGTCATTGAGGGCATTTTGAAAATAGAGCAACAGCAGCTGAAGCAGTTTATAAGCAACTACACAAAAATTGGAGACAATCATGTGTTATTCTACATACCAGATAGTGCAGAGACAGTAACATCCGGAGTGGCAGACGAATTAGAATATGAAATTCTCATGAGTAAACAGGCTTTAGAGGACGCAGTAGAGAGACTAACAGGAGTAAACGTAGGGACATCTATAAAATGGGTGGATGATAGAGAAAAAGAGGAAAAAGAAGATATCAGTGAGGAACACCCAGAAAAAGAAGATGATAACAACGAGTGCATAGTAAAAGAAGAGGCAGAGACAACAGAACAGACAGACGACTGTAAGCAAGATACAAGTGCACTTGAGGTAGAAAATGAAAAGCTCAGACTTAAGGTGGACGAACTGAATAATCAGCTAGGTTCAGTTGCAGTGACAATAGAAAGCAGGAACAAAGAGAAAAAAGAGCTTGAAAAAACTGTGGCAGAACTTAGACAGCAGATAGATAGATTAGAGGAAAATGAGAAGAACAACAGTGACAAAGAAATAGCAGTAGACAAAGAGAAGGAGCTGTTGAACAAAGAGATTGCAGATTTAAAGAAGCAGCTTGAGGAGAAAAGTAACGAAGTAGAGTCTTTGACAGACATTAGTTCAGAGAATGAGTCAGAGGTAGACAGACTGAAAGAAGAGGTAGGCAATCTAAAGTTAGAATTGGATGAACTTGTTAATAAAGTAAACGACCTTAACGCGCAGGTAGCAAGAAAAGAGGAAGAACTTAAAGACAAGGACAATAAGATCAGAGAAAAAGATGAAGCACTTAGTAGGACAGAGCATGAACTGAAAGAAAAGATAGATAAAAACAAAGAACTGTTAGATAAATTAAAAGAAGCAAATGAGAGCAAGGATAAAGAGATAAGTGAAAGGGAATCAGCTAAAGACAAAGAGCTGAAGCAGGCGATAGATAAAAAAGACAATGAAATAAGAGAGGCAAGGCAGGGTTTAGAAGCAAGGGAAGTTCAGATTAAGAATCTGACAGAAAATATAAGAGTAACATCTGAAGAAATTGAGAATAAAAATAATGTAATTAGCAAACTTAATGAGGAAATTTCAGAACTCATAAATAAGGAGACATCACTTAACTCTGAAATTACTAAACTGAAGGAGAACCTTGCAAACAACCCAGAGGTTGTTAGATTAAAATTAGAGTTAGAGAATAAAGGGATGGCATTAGAAGCAACTGAAGCAAAGCTTGCAGTGAGTGAAAACAGGTTAAAAGAGACACTTGAGCAGGTAGGAGATATATCAGCAGTTGCAAGTATAAGGGAAAACAACAGGACACTATCAGATGTTAATCAGAACCTTAAAGCTAAGATAGCTGAAATAGAGTCACAAAAGGCTACATTGCAAGCTGACAACCAAAGGCTTAATAACAGTGTAAACTCATTGAAAGAGAGTGAGAATCAGCTAAGAAAGAGCCTAGATGCTGTAGATAAAGGTAGCATGACTGAAGAGTTGACAGTTGGAATGATAAAGTATGGCAGTAAGGCGCAGGTAGTGAACGTTTTCGGTCATGGCAGTCATGGAATAACAACAACTGCTATGAGTATAGCAGCAGTGCTTGGACAAAATAATAAGGTAGTTGTAATAGATATGGATTTGGCAACACCTAACTTAGACCAGTGGGTAGGTAAGTCACCATACACTGCATCTGTGAGTGACATAGATAAGTCACTAAGGACAGGCTTAGGTGTACTCATAAGCAAAGGATACAATGCATTTATGGGAGCATCAGGAATTGTAAAAACAATGAACATTAATCATGCAGTAACCGTAGACTATGTAAACGGGTTGTATGGAAAAGTAACATCATTGCAGATAGCATCTGCCGATTATGAGTCAATGTTAAACCATCTCGGTAATGAGTATGACTATATAGTGATAGATAGCGGAAAGATTGGAGAGTCAGAACTACATGATTCACTGATTAACAGCATATGCTGTATAGCAAGCAGTAATATTTACTGCGTAAACGGAATATCACCTGTACAGGTAAACTCTGCAGTGGTTAAACTCGGGAACAGCGGGATAGATAGATCAAGAGTACGTGCATTTGTAAACAGATGTACAAATTCGGGTATCAGTGAAGTAGTAAAGAAGTTATTGAGCGGCATGCAGATAAGTACTATGCCAGCAGATAATAACTTAATATTTAAGGCTGGTGGATACTTTACAGAAAATAGACTCACAAGAGAGAAATTTACTGACATAGTTAAAGAAGTGTTATTATAGGAGGAAAGAAAAGATGGCAAGGTACGAAATAAGACTCGGGGCAAAAATCACATTGGATAGTGAACAGGAAGCGGACTTAATAAAAGTGGCAGAGAGACTCAACCAGACCAGAAGGATGAGTGAGTTCATGACAGCACTTTTCAGAACAGCTTGTGATAGCATTTCATTACTTAAGTCAGGCAAGCAGGAAGATGTGGATACAGTAGCAGCTGGATTATCAGCAGCTGGGTTGAACAAAGAGAGAAAAGAGTTTTTTGATTCACTGACAAGAAAAGTTACACAAATGCATGACAAGATAGATGAAGTATACAACATCGCATTAAAGACAGATACTTTAGCAAAGCTAAACAAGATGAACGGTTTAGAGGGTAAATCTCAGAATGCAGCAATGGCGCAGTTTGCATTACAGAAACAGATGAAAGACCTTGAGAATGCATGCGGAGTTATGTTTGGACCATATGAATCCGGAATGGCATTAGATATGTCTAAAAAAGCTGATGATATACTGGAATACATTATTGAAACATATGACGGCATTGGGGATGCACTTGGTGTGGGAAAATCAAACGCAGCTGACAGTATGGAACTTGAAGAAGCTAAAAGAAATGTAAAAGAGCTCGAAGAAGCAAATAGAGAGCTTAGAAACAAGATGGAAAGACAGCAGAATGAGCAAAAATTAGGTGCAGAAGCTAAGTTGGAGGAGCTGAATAACAGCAGCAGAAGGATTGAGGAACTTACAGAAAAAGTTAAATCTCTTGAGAAACAATTAACAAACTCAAAATTGAGACTTGAAGAGGCAGAAGATGAAAACAGCCTGCTTAGAAGAAAAGTAAAAAGACTTTCAGAGGACAGCGAGGTTACAACAGAAATCAACAAAGATGAGGATATTGAGATAGACATCGACAATAATGAAAAGGAAGAGCAGCCTGTAGGCAATTTCGATGAGACAGCTGACTTTGGGGCATTATCAAATTTCTTTGGAGCATAGCATATGGGATATAGTAAAATAAACTCGGAAATAGAAGACGAGGCATTGTTAAAATGCATGATGGGACTTGAAAATTCAGTAATAGAGTTACCTAAAGTGATAGATCAGACATTGGATATACTAAGCGACAACAGTGCATTAAGAGAGGCAATAAGTGAGAATAATAGAATAGCACTATGTAAAATGTGCAAAGGCATAGCAGAGAAAATGATAAGTATATGTACTGAAGAATACATCACAAGCATAGAAAGGGATGCAGAGTATTCAATGAAGAACATATATTATATAGAGGCTTCTAAAGGAGAAAGAATAGCTACAAAAAGAGAGGTAGAGAGCGGAGTAGAGGGACTGGTAGCAAAAAAAGTATATCCTGCTGGAGAAAAAGCACACAGAATGCTGTGTACAGTTGCATGGATACTGACTGGAAAATGGCAGTGGGTATATAAGATTGGCAACAAAATAGAATTTAGTAAGGACGGAAAGATAGAGACACCAGTATCATCTATGATATGGATGATGGCAAATGACACCAATGAGGCGATAAGTTACATAGGGACTAATGAATATAAAAAAGCAAGAAAGATAGTAGCGAAGTTTAGGAAAACAGCAAGTAAAGTGTACAAAGAGAGTGCAGAGGATGAAGTCAAGGCTACGATATCAAAAGAGCAGCTAGTAAGTGACATACTAAACAAGTTTCCAAAGGGATCAAACGAAGAGGACATACGAAAAGCTATAGCAAAAGCATTGGCATACAGGAAGAACCCAAAAGTACTAAAACCAACTGATATAGCATTTATGAGAGAGCAGCATAGAGTATACGGGGAACACATAGATAAATATGCAATAGCAGAAGAGAAAGTAGAAATACAGAATATAATTGATATGTGTGAAGAACTGGAGAAAAAGAGGTATTCAAAAGTAATAGACCCAGAGCACTTCGCATACAAGATAATAGCAACAGCTAAGGCGAACAAGTTTGAGAGGTTATCAAGCAAGCAGATAAAGATAATACAGGATGCATATGATATGATAGCAGTAAACGCAGAAGAAAACACAGGTAAAGAAGATAACAATGATGTAGATGACTACAGCGGTATCAGCGACATTTTAGAGTTATAGGAGATATATAAGTATGAAATATAATGCGGATATGGCAATTAGGTCTCTTGCAAAATTAATTAGTGAGACTAATATAGTTAATATAGACATAGGGGACTACGAAAAGACAGGAGATAAGTACGATCTAATTATTGTAGGAAATGATATATATTCGGATAGTATCGGAAAAAAACTGAAGAGAGTAGACGCAAACATTAAAATTAAAAGGCAAGGGTATATAGTAAACAAAACTGGGGTAAGCATTGAGGAGCTTCTGAAAAGAAACGGATGCAGAGAGGATATTGCAAAAAATGTAACACAAATTGTAGATAAAATAAACAATGACAGAGCAGTAGCTGTACAATTCAGAGGAAAGCTTGAAATAGAAATTTTAGGGGCAGAGCATAAGGTAGGAAGGTCAAGGTTCACAAGGGTAGCAATCAACAATGACACAGGAGACATAGAGGAAAGGTTAGTAATATCAGAATTAAAGAGTAACAAGATAATAGCCGAAATAACTATAACAGAGTATAATAAGGAATTTACAGTCAACAGCTCAGTGATAAAGAATTTGATAAGTAAGCACGCATGGGGAAATAATGTAATAAAAATTCAGAACAGTGGGTTTATAGAGACTGTAGAACTGATTAATAACTACGGAAGTATTATAGTAGACAATTCGTATGTGGTGTTTAACGGAGAAGTAGCAGGATATTGGGAAGATAATATAGTAAAATATATTACTGAAAATGAACATGTTAAGAATGCTATGAAATCAGTGGAAAGAGCACTGGCAATGCATAGAAGATACATAATACCCTTTGGGTTTTGTGAAACAAATAAGGTAAAGATGGAGGAATAACGAATGATAGTACACAACATAATTGATATAAGTCCATTATATCACAGATTCGCATATAGAATGCGGAACAATGGGTCAGACATTCCCATAATGTATCTGGTACTAAAAGAAGTGGAACGTATGAGAGAGGGAGTAGAATCTAGGGGGGCAGATGTAATAACATCTGCATGTTTCGACTCACACAGATCATTCAGAAAAGAACTTATTAAGTCAGATGATGCGGAAGCATATAAGTCTGGAAGAAAGTCAATACTGACCGAAGAAGACTTTAAAGACATGGAGACAATGAAAGAAATCATGAGGAATACTGGAATAAACGTATTCTGTAAAGAAGGGTGTGAGGCAGATGACCTTATGGCAAAAGTTGGAGACTCATACAAAGATGACTTCGACTTAACAGTGATGTATACTCCTGATAAGGATATGATGATTAACGTTAAGGAATCAATAGGTATGAGAAAGCTAAGCCCAAACTTCGGGTGGATAAGCATATCTGTATCAAACTTTGTGGAAGAGGCATCAGCTGGATTTAAGGTAAACATGCCATACAATGCCATAGGGTTATACTTAAGTACAGTGGGAGACTCAGCGGATAAAATACCTGGAATATATAAGTTTGGAGCAAGGGCGTTCGAAAAATTAGTAAACCAGTTAGGAGACACAATAGACTGGAGCAAAATGACAGACTACGAGTACGTAAAGGATGTAATCATAACATCTAATGAAAGAGGATATATCAGTGACGAACAGTTCAAGCAGGCAGTAGAGTCATACAACATGGTAAGAGCAATAGAGATAGATAACAATGACAGAAGTTTAGCAGAAGTAATTGATGGAGGTAACGGAATTAAAAAGATAGTAACTGGTATGAGTATTCCTACAGTATTAAGCGTATCAACATCAGAGAAGCGGAAGGAGGTATATAGCAATGCAGGTATGAAATCAATAGCAAGATGAGTAAACAAGTAAGAACTAATACATATGAAAAAGCATGTGTAAAATACATGCTTTTTTGCTGTATATACAAATTATGTAAAATTAATAGCTAATAAGGAGTGTGGAAATATGACAGCAGAAGAAGCACGAAAATTAGGGTTTAGCGATATGGAAATAAATGCAGCATGGAATATATCAATAGCATGCAATTTTGGAAAGAGCCCAACAATAAAAGAATTAATGCAGGGATTAAATGTAGAATACCAGTATGCATATAGAATAAAATATCTGATGGATTTAATGTCTGGCAGAAAAGAAGTAAATATAAATGATATACGTAATTTGACAGATATCAAGCTATTAGCAAAACATTTTAGAAAAATTAATCCTGGAGAAAAACCTTTAACAACAGAGATGCTATCACCAACAAGGGTTTCTAACATACCTAAAATAGCTGTAATTAGGGGAATAACAGACACTAGATTCACTATATTTAATAGTAATGATATTACAAATACAAGAGACTATTACAGAGTAGAAAAAACAGGGCAATCATACTTCATACTTAGAATAAATAAAAATGTACCATTAACATCAAAAATAGATAAAGACGGAATAATAGAAATAATGGGAAGAGACACAATGGGGATTTTAGTAGCAAAGGTAAAGGCTGAAAACGTTAGATTATGTAACAGATATATGATAGTAGCATCACTAAGATTACCTGGGTTGCACAATGGGATGTATGCTATGATAACAGCAAGCGGAGACATAGTGTACATATATGCTAAGACATTGAGCAGTCAAAAAACTCTTGGTGGAACATACTCAGAGAGGGTATACGACTATGGAATAATGCCACATATGCTAAAGACGAAATTAGGAAAGGTGGCAGACGAGACTTTCAATGGATTAAACGGTCTGTACTGTCAGTACATAGAGCCTATGTATAAGTTTGAGCTAGTGGCAAAATCAAATAGAGAGGATAGACTTATTTAAGAGCATAAGAGAATAAGAGGTATAAAAAGAAAGGATGATAATAGTGGTATAATAAATGAGGTTACCTACTAAGAAAAAAGAGGAAGCTAAACAGAAGAATAAAGTCAAAAGTGCTAAGACTGAAGCAGGCGAGAGATGGAGAAGCCTTTTAAGTAAGAACTACAACAGCTACGAAGAACCTAAGGTAAACAGTTTTGGAATTGAGTTCAACAGAATTAGTGCAGGAATGCTGAAAAGTTGCAGAATCAAAGAGGTATGCCTAGATAATGCAAGGGTAATAGAGGATATAACATTTGACGAGTTGCTGATATCACTGGTGGACATAGCAACAGCAGGGATGAACGGAAAGGAAATGGATATACATGAAAAAATGGAAATACTTGCAGGGTTATATGGGATAAACGCAATAATAGAATCGAAAGCATTGTGGGAAAAAGTGCCATCTAACAGTAAGGTATACAAGACAAACAACAACGTATATGTAGCTATAAAGAATGATGAGGTACTAAAAATAGAAGCTATGGCAATACTGTTGTGGCGTAGCGGAATAAACGCAGACAGGATAAGGTTTAAGTTTGAAAGGATAGATAAGATTGATGAAACTGAATTTTGGATGGAAAAGCATGATGAAATAACGGAGGAAATGGAGAATGCAGCTCTATTCAGAAAAATGATACAAGAAGAATACAAATGCGGAGGTAAAAAATAAATGTACAACATTAAAATTGGAGTAGATAAACCAGATGTAAAAAGACTAAAAGAAACACAGCAGGCATTAATGAAACGTGGAATCAGAATAAAGGACATAACTAAGCTGAGATCAACATTCAATGAGGCTATGCTTACTATAAAGCATGACATGGAAGAAAAATATGGCATAGACAACATAAACAGTGCAGCTCAGATATCAAGGTATCTGCAGAAAATGAGCAACTATGTACCATATGGAGATAGAAATGACTACATAGACACATGTTACATTGATGGAAAATGGGTGACAGACAAATATGTAATGAACAAGTTAAGCCTTATGGGATATGAGTTTGCAGATGATCTACTGCAGTACAGAGTTGCAAAGTCAAATGCAGAGAAAGTAAACAGCATAGCAGAGAATTTACATGCAGATGGGATGTTGCATCCACATGTAAACATGGCTAAAACTAACAGGGTAAACTATAGCGAGCCTGCAATTGGTCAGCTAAGCAAAGAATTACTGCAATACATTATTGTGCCATTAAATGACACGGATGTATTGTATAGCATAGACATTAAAAATCAAGAGCCTGGAATTTTGATCAATTCACTACGAGATAAAGAACTCGTAGAAGCACTTGAGGCAGGAGATGGTTTATATGAAACAATGTTCAGATTTGTATACAGACCATATACAGAAATGACACTGCTAAGTGATACACTTCCAGAAGATAGAATATACAGTCAGAGTGAGTTAGAGAACAATATTATGGTGCCTGACGAGGATTACAGTCCAATGAAGGCTCCATGCTATGGGTGGACAATGGCAGATGGTACAAAGATTGTGAGAGTACAGAGGGTATGTCAAGGAGTTTCTAAGGAATCTGAAATTGAATATCCGGAGACAGTGTTAGTGGAAAGAAATGATGGGACAACTGCAGAAGTACCAGTGACATGGGAGAAAAAAGGTAAGACTGGTAAGGTAACAGGATGGCTTGAGGGAGTAACAGTAGAAATATCAAAGCAGGAAAGAAAAGAGTTCAAGACATCATTCTTAGCAATGAGTTACGGGGCATCACAAATGGGGATTGAGAAACAGTGTAAGATCATTGACGCTAAGAGGCTGTACAAGAGGATTACAACATTAAAAGGGATGATGGAATATAGAAAAATGTGTGGGGCAGCAGCTTCACGAGGGATAACAACATTGAGGACAGTGTTCGGAACGCCAGTAAGCACAGATAAGACTGGGAGTACAAGTGAATTAAAAAGATCACTGCTATCAATACCTATCCAAGGAACTGGGGCAGACATACTGGATTTGTTGATGACACATTTCACAGAAGAGTCATCAAAAGAGTTCAAGGAAAAGAAACCATACATATACTTTACAAGACATGATGAGTTGTTTATAGGAGCAGACCGAGAAATGGTGGAGCAGTATGGAAGGGATAAATTTGAGAACTGGCTAAAGGAGACACTGGAGCATAGAATTAATGATTCAACTGTATTTCACGTGGAGGTTAACAGAATAGAGGGCATGACACTTGAGCAGTTGTTGGAAGATTAGAAACAACAATAAATATGACATAGAATAGAAATAGCAGCGATTGATTAGAAATAATTGATCACTGCTATTTTATTGTAATAGATATAAAGGAGAGAGTGTATGAAGCACATAGGAATTACTAAGAGAAGGATTGTATCAGCAATTATAATAGTAATAATGAGTTCAATATTGGGAACTGCAGCATACGCTGCATCAACCGCTACAGTAGCAGATATACTTAAGAAAATGCCAACAATGACTAAAGACACAAGTGCATCGGCAGAAGCAAATGGCGCGGCATATGCAATAAAGAATAAGGTAGGGCAGTACAGGTTTAATTACTGTGGCAAAACTACAAGATATAAAAATAGTCAAAAGATGGATGACGGAAGATATGCAGATATAACACGTAGTGGGCAGTCAGGGTTGAAGCATAGACATAGTGATGATAGTATAGTTAAGGCTATATTGGTATGGGAGGTAATGCAGCAGCAGGCAAGTAAAAACATAAACACACTTGATTCAAGTGCAAAAAATGGAATAAAAAATATAACTGACAAAGAAGTAACATTAAAAGCTGGCGGTAATAGCAAAAGTTATAAAGCTGATTGGTGGTCAGTAGATAATAGACCGGTAGAGGCAGCAAATTCAAGTTACAGAACAACATACTACGAGTTAAAAGATGGAACACATGCTACCGGGGAATACACCGGATCAGAAGACAATATAACATTTATAAAAGAAGTAGACGTAAAGTTACCAGTAAGAACTACATATACAACTGAAGTAATGTACACTGATGTAACAGATTTTGTAAAAGATAATGGATATACAACATATGAGTGCAATCCACCAGTTGCAAAAAATATAAATACAGAAGAAGGTGAGATAATAAGTTCATGGCAGTTGATAGTACTAGAGGAGTGTCCTGATACTAAAGTAAGTGCTGCATCATTAAAGATTGGAGCACAATTCAACTACGAGTGGACAGAGGATAGCAATGTATTTGAAAATTTTAGAGGGGAATGGAATAACTCATATACATGGACGCAGCATAAGACAGCAGTAGATATAGCATTTTCATCTGACTTGCAGGCACCAACATACACAAATAGCGATTCAGAGATATCTGGGCAGTGGCTTTCACTAGTAGTGACTAGCTTGAAGGCAGTAGACTACACTGCACAAGCCAATGAGGGATATCTTGGGATAAAAGAGAAGACTAGTGGAAAGTACATATACACAACAGGCAAGGCATGGAAGAAGCATGGATTAGCCATAAATTCTAATTATGTGGCTGAGACATTACAGGAAGTGCCAGCAGGAATACTAGGAGAGATAAGGGACATAACAATAAATGATAAAGATAATCCAGTTTGGGGTAAGAACAAATTCACAGTAGAAACAGCATCACATTTAAAGAAAAACAATAACGCAGAATGGACAACAAATATAGCAACTGGGTTAATAATGCAGAGCAAGGATTATTTAACAGACAATACTATATCATTAAATGGGGAAAACGGGATTGTAAGGTTTAAAGGAAAAGTGACTGTTAAATCAGATCAAAAGAATGTTGGATATTACGACGGAAAACTAGTATTGACACTAGATAAAAAGCTTAAAAAGCCAAGTAAGGTAAATATTTACGTGACAAATGGAGGAACAGCAGAAGTAAAATACTCCTATAGTGGAACCAACAAGGAAGGATTTGTATGGGATGCATCAAAACATACACTAACATTCAGCGGATATAAAAGCAGCAAGAATGGTCAATACATAAGATATGATGTAACAGCATCAACTGTAGACAATATGGATAGCAGAACAATAAAGTGCAGTCATCAAACATTCGGAAAACTATTATTAGGTGGTAAGGAGACAGGAATAAGTAAAAAGCATCCTAAAAAGTCAGCAAGTGAAGAACTTGATGTACCCGTAGGGCAAGAAGGATACATGTGGCTTTACATATATAATCCTGGGAGTGATACACCTACAAGTAAAATAAAGATAAGATGCAAGTTATGGGGAGCATCAAAATGGTGGCTTACACAACCAGAGGGATCCTTTGATAAGTCAATAACTTGTGGCTGGTTTTTGCAAGATAAAGACGCTGCTGGATATAGTCAGGCAATGAAAGATGCATTAGCAAATCCAAATTCGTGGGCAAATCAAGCATGTTCATTTGAGAAAAGGGTAACAGTGTGGATAGACTATACTGATAGTGTGAATGCACATGACGTAAAATTAGTAGACAGTAGCGGAAATGAAGTTGATTCTTTGATAGTAAAAAGAAAGAATACAGCAACAACAGCAGAGTGTGACGGTGATGTTAGAAGTAGCATGAGATATACTGATACAGATGGTACAACAGTGTATAGATCAATATACTGTGATGTAATTGACGGTATAAAGATAAGTTATAAGAAGCCAGCATATACATATGCAGAAAAGGAAGTGGAGAAAAAATCCAAAGCACCACTTAATTTTAATGAATACAGTTGGAAAGATATAGGCAAGGAAAAACATGGAGATGATACACTAAATAACAAAGGGGTAAGGAAAACAGAGTCAAGAGAAACAGTAAGTATAAATACACATTACAAAAATTTTACATTGCATCCAGTAAAGCACTCATCAGAAGTAACCGGAAAGTTAGCAATAAAATTAAAATACTATAGACTAGCAATAACGTACCATAGAAACAGAAGCAGCAGCGACACAGAAAAAACTGAAAAAAGTTATTATAGTTACAAGAGTGCAAATAGCACAGTAAATCTTAGAAATGTGGATAATATACCATTTACATACGAAAATCATGCACCTGTAACTGGGGAGGAATGGCAAACAACACAAACTGGAGGAACAAAGTACGATCAGGAAGTAAAATATAAAATAAGAACAACGTGGCCGATAACAAATGGTACTAAGAAAAGGCAGCAGGAAATAGATTTATACGTGAATTGGAAGGAGGCACCAACAGACAATGTATACGTGCAGTTTAATATAGTAGATGAAGGAACAGTGATGGATTTTAAGAATGTGTATAGCAGTAGTACCTTCACTAAAAAAGGATGTAATAACAACAGTCACTATAAAAAAGACAATGATACTATGGATGCATGGAGAGGAAAATATGGGTCAAGTGGAAAGGTACAGAAAATAAAACATGAGCTATATAGGAATAGCAGTGGAGAGAGTAAACATGACAATGGAAAAACTGGTAGGGAAAAAGTAACATGGACAAATTGTGTATTGATAACAGGATCAGAAGTATATGAAAAGAAAGTAACTGCCAGTGCAACATCATTAAATTTAGTAAATGTAGCAACAAATTTTGAAGCTAGAACTGGATATCATCTAGAGAATAGCTGGAAGGTAGGGAGTAAGAAGTCATCAACATATGTAAGTGCAGATACAATAGATGGAAACAAATTAATAAAGGCAAGAAATGCAATATTTGGGGCAGCTAAAAAGAGTGGAGACAGATGGGTAACACAGTTATACGCGTGCTGGGAACCAAACCAGTATAGTATAGCATTCAATGTAAATGGAGGAACATTACCAAGTACAGGATATAATTCACAAACAGTATATTACATGGATGACGAATATAATGATGCAAGTGATAATATACCGACAAGACAGTGTTACACATTCATGGGATGGAATACAAAGGCAGACGGTACTGGAGAAACTGTGTTCAACACAGCAGGTGCATATGTGGCAGGCAGTATATTTAATAGCAGTGGAGAGTATGCATATGCTGGAAATGTAACTGTGTATGCTGTATGGAAGCCATACAAATACACAATAAATTTCAGTAAAGGAGATACAGATACAACAGGATCACCTTCTGCATGGCAGCTAGGATGTGAGTGGGATAAAGATGTGGTAATGCCAACGCAGAATACAATGTATGGCAGAAGTTATAACCAGCAGTTCGATACAAATACACAAAACGCTAACTTAGATGGGTATGACAATGGAAGAGCAGATAACAGTATAGCGAGTACATCATCTAGGGTAACAGGACCAGCACCTAATATAGGATATTTACCTATGATAGGATGGCAAATACAATACGCAACTGAAGAGGCATATCATATTGGAGAAATATACACAGCGGGGCAAGCATTAACAAAGCCAAACTTTACAACTATGAACATGGGAGTTGTAAATGCAGAAGCACAATGGCAAGATTTAACATTAAATAACTATGGAACACCAGTATTACCTGGATACCGGTTTAATGGGTGGTTTGATGAAGCAATAGGGGGAAATCAGATAACAAGCAGATTTGTAGAACCAGACACAACAGGATTCGTGGATACATTATATGCACATTGGACGCCTAATAGATACACAGTAACATATCATGGAAACGGAAATTGGAATACAGAACAAGGAGATTATAAGCAAGAATTAATATTTGACAGTAGACAGACATTACTGGCAAATAAATTCAGCCGGTTAGGCGGGCAAGATGGAAATTGGTGCACACAATACTACTTGAAAAAAGGGTATGAGTTCCAAGGATGGTCAATAGATAACAGGAAAAGGGGTGCAGAATACACAGATCAGCAGACAGCAATATTTAATATGACAGAAGTAAACAACGGTAATGTGGATTTATATGCCATATGGAAGAAACCTGTAAAATTAACATTAGACCTAAATGGTGGGGCATTCAACAGTTCGATAGCAAATATAGAATTGACATACGACTTATACAATGAGGAATACGAGCATGCGTTTAATATAGAAAGATATTATGGAACTGTAATACCAAATGGTTTAAATTCAGTATTAACAAGGCAAGAAGGGAACGTAGCGTATAGGTTTCTAGGATGGTCATTAGATAAAGACGCAGAAGCACCAAGTGAGGACTTGTGCGCATACAATAATAACCATAATAAAGTATATTATATTCATGATGATATTACATTGTATGCAATATGGGAACCTGTGCTTATGTTATATGGGTCAATAAGTAGGCAGTTAGATGCAGATGATAGTATAGATTATGCAGATATGGTAACAACGCCTGCTGAAAAGGAAATAAAGGCACTCACATCTGACAACATAAAGTATTTAATGACAGTATACGGAAGAGTAAAAAAGATAAACATAGATATAGATGACAAACTAACAGAAGTATACAGGTTGGCTAGGGAGACAAAAGGGGACTATGAGAAGTTTGATGATGAATTAAACGATGACTACTTAGATGGGGCGAATAGTTTAAGTAAGGAAACAGAATTAACAGATTCAGAACTAACACACTACGTAAACAGTGAGTTTTACATACCACAGTATACAACAGAGTATCAAAAGCAGTACTATGGGGCAATTCAAAATACAGAGTTCCAAGTAAAGATGAAAGTAACAGGTAAAAGTCATTATTGGGAATATCATAACAACACAGAAGAAAAAGCAGAAATAGGGGCAAAGATAATAATAACAGATAAGGCTGATACCAAACCTGGCAGACCTGGAGGAAGTGAAGATGACAATAAGAATGAGCATGGAAAAATAAAGTACAGTTTAGATTACGGGAATAACTAAGGATAAAGGACAATGATGATAAGTCATTGTCCTTTATTTATACTTATAATTCAACAAGGGTATAAATAATATAAATTTTGAATTACAAGTTAGGAGAATACTATGAGCAATGAAGCTATAGAGTTCTATAGAAGCATAGTACTTAAGAATATAGAAGAGACTAAAGATACAATAACTGATACCAAGTATAAGCTATATATTGCAATAGTAAATAATTGCAATGACTTAGAAGAACTGAAGGACTTAGCAGATTTCAATATGCAGAATGACTTTTTGGAGTATACTAGATCAATAAGTAATAGGCTTGGAGAATATGGGAGAACTATTGGAGAACTTGAAGAGGTTCTGAATGGCGGATACGAGATAAACAGTTTAAGTGAAATACGGCGTGAGGAAATAGAGAAAGAAAAAGAAGAGACAAGAGCAGAAATGACAAGTACAGTAGATATGATAATAAATGATTATGACAAATATGGAGATACTATAGCTATGTTAGCAAAATTAGAGCAAGTAAAAGACGATGACTATGGAATAGAACTTAGAATGGATACTGCAGACGCATTAAGCGATGACACTGAAGAAATGGAAATTAACCAAGAAGAAATAAATCAAGAGTTGGAAGCTGACTTTGACGATGATGAAGGAACAGAGGAATACACAGAAGATAACGAAGGAATAGATAGTGAACTTGAAGACGACGAAGAGGAATATAAGGATGAGATAGAAGCTGAAGAAGAAAACGATGTGGTTGATGAAGATGCCTTTGCAGATGATGAAGAATCAGAGTATTCAGATAACTTTAACTATGAGGACGACTTCGATGAAGAGGAATATACAGAAGATGTAAAGACATTAGAGGATATGTACGATGAAATGATGAACGGAGACTCAGAGTTAGAAGATGATGAGGAAGAAAACAACAGTGAAGAGGAAACAGAACAGCAAGTTGACACTGAATTAGAGGACGACGAAGAGGAATATAGTGACAGTGAAGAATTTAGTGGAGACTTTGAAGATGATGAGGAATACCAATTCAGTAATACAGATGATGGATTCGATAGTGACATTGATGAACTTGAGTATGAAGGCAACCAAAATAATAAAAGTGGTGTTAGTTCGGTTAAAGATGAAAATAGAGAATCTATTAGTGATATCTTAGAATTTGATGAGGATACAGACGAGGACGAGGAAGATGACCAATTTAATGACACAGAGAGTTCAGAAGATGATAATAATTTTGAAGAGTGGGGAGAAAGTTGGGGAGAGCCTAAAAATGAGGATAAGCGGCTAAATGATAACAATAAGAGCGAGCATAGAAAGAATAATGGTATAGCAGATGGTAACGCAAAAGCACAAGAGAATAAGAAGGAACTATTTAATACCAGTACAGACAGAGGCAAAGAGGCACAAAAGATGCTAAATGGCATAACAAATATCATGGGAAGAGCAGAGAAGAAAAGAAATAGCTATTTTGAAAGAAGTAAGACAAAGAAACAAGAGAATAGACCATCTATGTTTAGACTGGAGGATGATATAGACATTGACTGAAAACATTAAAATTAAGGATATAAGTGAGATATACGTAAAAGAGTATGCAAAAGCAGTATCAAGTAATTGGTATAACAAATATCAAAAAGTAAAGTATTCAAAGAAGCAAAGCATGGAAGATTTAGAACAAAGGATACTTGAGAACAAAAAGGGAAGGTTTGTTATAACAACAGAGGAAGGAAAGTTTGTTGGTGGAATAGCCATACTGGAAAATAAAGAAGACTTGGAAATAAGCATAGCATATTTCATCATACCAGAGTATCAGAAAAAATGGTATGCAAGTGCAGCTCTCATGGAAGTAACAATGGAGATAAAAAGAAAAAGCAGTAATCAAATAGCATTGTACATAATGACTGACAATAAAGCATCAGTTAAAACAGCAAATAAATGTGGATACTACCTAAGTGCAATACATGACGGAGTAAGCAGATACGTAGCAATGAGATAAAGAGGGACAAGGCATTGAAGAAAATTGTAAACGGTAAAGTAGTGGATATAAAGAACATAGAACTATTTGAAATGGCACAGGAGGGCGAGGCTAGAGGGGCAGTAGCCATATCCAATACAGACAGTACTTTGGGGGATAACAATAAAAATTCAGACATATCAAGAATAATAAAAATGTACAATATGTTTTACAAGTCAATGCCATATCCGCTATATGCAATAGAAGAGGACATAAAGTATGCAACATTAGGGAGTTTGATAAAGCATACAGAAAACGGGGACAGTTTGATAATGTTTACAGATGGTGGACTGTATGTAGTAATAAACATAAAGGACATGCAGGCTATACACATAGTGAATAATTCATGGTCAGTAGTAAAACTGGATTCAATAAAGAAAGATAATGTAAACATGGATTTATATAAACAGCATCCAGCATATGAAACGTATGTATGGTTGCTAAGCAAGATATTAAACAGAGATAGTAAAGCTAATTACTATGAATGCTTTATGGGAGACTTTTTGAGGGCATGCAACAATGATCCTGTAATCATTGGGTGGGAGTTGCAGAACATATTAAAAATGTGTGATGTACCAAAGGAGATAGAGATACCAGATAACACAATATACAATGCAGATAATGAAGAAAGATACATTATGGACATATACAAATCTGGAAACTTACAGTATAATACTGGGGACACAAGGTGGAATATAGGAAGCAGCATAAGTCAAAGACAAGCAACCAGAGATGTAAGAAGATATGCATATAAGATATATAGGAAAGACGATGAAAACGAAATAACACAATGTAAAGTTGAGTGGGCAGGAGCATTATTTGCAGGAATATACAAGATAAAATGTATAGAAAGCATGGAGGAATTTCCAGTTTACAAAGCAGTAGTTATAGGAAATACAGTAGTATACGAGGTTAACAACAGAATATATATTGCTGGTTCATTGGGAAGTAAAGAGATAGCTAATAGCGCAAGTATAGTGACAGTTGACAAAAGTAGTATATACATAAGGAGAACCATAGAAGTGAGGGACGTGCAGAAAATAGTAATATATAAGTATGAGATTGCTAACGGACGTGCAAGAGTATGCCATACTAAGTATTGCGGGGTGCAGAAATGACATCAGCTGAAGCTATAAAGCTATGTAACAGTTACATAGAGAACATCGACAAAGAAAGAATAGCAAGACTACTAAAATCAGATAATATGCTGTGCAGGCATACACTGATGAACAGGATATTAATAGATATACAAGACACAGAACATAAAGCAACTGATATACGGACGCTGGAAGAGTGGTTTATATTAGGGAGAAGAATAAAGGATACATCAAAGGCAGTAGCACTCATAGTAGCATCAGATGGTACAAGATATGTAGATACCGAGACAGGGAGACCAATAGCAGTTGGGGAGTTAAATCCTATTGAAATAGGAATGGCGCTTAAAATCGGAGTAATTAAAAAGAGTACAGATATAATAGCAACTAAGGTTGTAACAGGATATGAATATAGCAATACATATGAGGTAGAGGAAGGACTATACAAGGAAAAGATAGAGCCTGGGTTCTCAATAATGTCAAAGATAGTAAGAGACATGTATGGTGTGGGATTTACACTGGATAGAAATAACACTGACAAAAGCACAATATATGTACCTAAAGACGCATATAAAGCAATAGAGGCAATAGTAGCAACAGTAGTAGGCAAGAGCGGTTGCAATAAGGAAATGGCAGAATATGCGATGTTTAGCATGCTAGGTATAATGAGCAATGAAATAAAATCAAATAATATAGATGAGCTTGACAGAGTACAGCAACTGATAAGAGAGATATTAAAAAGTTATTTAAGGATATTAGGATATACAGAGCAGGCAAAAGAGGATATAAAGAACGTTGAGGACTCTAAAAAGATGTTCGATGTATTAAACTATTTTATGATATGCAGACATATGAGGTAAAATGAAATGAATGATAATTTTGATATGGACATAGGAGAAGGATTTGAGGACAATTTTGATAACAGTAGTTTCGAAGATAACATTGGAGGAGGTTTCAGTGACTCAGACCAACTGGAATATAAAGAAGAGACAGAGAAAGACGAAAATACAAACGGATTAAAAAAACAGACAATATTTGTAGTAATAGCAGGGATAGTAATAGTGATCGCTGCATTAGGCATATGGCGTATAGGAAAAGCAAAGACATCAGATAATAGCATCACTGGGTACACTGGAGTAGCGGATAGTATTAATAAAAAAGATAATAATGGACAAAACAGCAATACAGTAAATAATGTAAGTAACAGCAATTGGACTGAAATAGACGGACAACAGGACATAGGAAATGTAAGTGAAGTGGAAGCAACATTCACTGTAACAAGCATAAAGCATGTAGCTAGAAGTAACAGCAATGAGATGGAGGTCATGACAAGGCTACAGGGAAGCATGAGTGGGTTTACAGGTACATACGAAGTAGATGTTCCATACAGTAAAGGTGTTAAGTTAAATATTGGAGACACTTTTAAGGTAAGCGTAAACACAGGTAAATATGGAGATAAGACTGTTGTGGATGGCATAGATTATTAGTGAAACATACTGAATATGATAGCAACAATTTAGTATAAAAAGTAGGAAGATGGGATAAAAAGTTAAAATGGCAATCAAAAACGAATGATAATTTTTTAAAAAAATAATAATAAAAGTGTTGACAGAGGCATGGCATAGCGTTATGATATTAATGTAATAAGGAAGAGGAAATAAAAGGAATAATTCCTTATTATAACAAGTTAGATAGGTGGTTGGCATGAGAACAGTACTTGTGCATCACATAGAAAATATTATTTAGTCTTTTTTAAACAGGAGGAAAAAAAGATGGATACAAACGCATTTTTTAACACACCAGCAGATGAGATGGGAGCGGCAGTAGCCGGAGAGGTTGTAAAACCTGCAAAAGCAACAAATAGCAATAACGAATTGAAAGAGAAAATGCAGAGCGAGTTCAACAAGGCAGTGACAGAAGATCCTAGCCTTATGAGCGTCATGAAATCAGAGTCAAAGAATCTCTGCGTTTTGAACTCGTTAGGATCAAGCAAATTAAGCAACTTTGTGCAGGATAAAGCACAACCTACAAAGCTCAATGATAAGGGGCAGGAAGTTCGTAACCTTGTACAGACATCCGGTATCTGTGGATACAGATTACAGAATATCGGCGACAAACCGATCACATATATGACAATGGAATACCAGAAAGATGAAAATGGAATTTACGTGGGCACCGAGGTAGAGAAAACGGCAGCACCGGGAGAGCAGTTCGACTTAGCTCGTAAATATTTTACAATGTTAACATCTCGTCCGGAGTATTCATTCTTACTTGCAAACGGTCGTGTTGTTACAGGTAAATCCATTGCAAAATGTACAACGCTGGATGAGAAACTGGAGAGACCGCACTTCGACTTCTATCAGGAAGAAGGAAAACCGAGTGTATCAGTGCACGACGATGGTATCAAGATCCCTGTAGATGATGCAGACGGTGTTAAACCGGAGTTCCAGCTGTTATTCGGATATCTTGACAACCCAACAACAGCAAAATCGAGCAGCAGAAGCGGTGGAAGAAAGACAGTATCCGCGCAGGAGCTGGCAGCAAACTACTTCCAGTCATTGATCAACGGAAAAGTTGCAGACTAAGTAAGCAGCTACAAAAAGGAAAACCAAAAACTGTTAGGGATCGCATAAAGTGCGGTCCCTATTTTTATGCTCAAATATATTAGACAAAACAGTGAAGAGAGCACAGAGACATATTAAATAAATATAAATTTGATATGGAGGAACAAAATGGGAGCAAGTGAGAAACAGTGGTACACTAAATATAGACCTAAGTCAATAGAAGAATACTCCGGAGAAAAGGTAAAAGCTATAGTGAGAAGGAGGTTTACATCAGAGCAGAAAAGACCAAATGTAATAATGGTCTATGGTACAAGCGGATGCGGCAAGACAACACTATGCAGAATGCTTGCTAAATATTACTTATGCATGAGTCCAAAAGAAGACGGTACACCATGCGAGGAATGCGAAATGTGTCAGACCATTAATGAGAGGTTAATTTATGGAGAAGACGGAGTAGAATGCGAAGGTGTTACGGAACTTGACTCTACGAAAGCAAACAAAGAGCAGGTGGAAAATGTGATATCAGAAGCAATGCTTGCACCAATTTTCACTAGCAAAAAGATACTTATATTCGATGAATGTCATAAGTTAAGTGACAGCACACAAAGTATCTTGCTGAAGTTACTAGAAGATATACCTCAACATTTAGTAGTTATGCTGGCTACAACAGATATAGATAAAGTATTGGACACAATACTAAATAGGTGTCAAGTAAAAATAGAAGTGCATCGTCAAACAGTAAAAGAGATGGCAAATGTGATGCTAGAGATAGCAAAGAAAGAGAATATTTCAGTATCAATGCAGGCACTTGAACTAATAGCTAGAACAGAGGGAAGAGTGCCAAGGCAGTGTATAAACACATTAGAGGATGTAGCAAAAAGCTTTGACGGTGTAGTAAACGTAGATAATGTGTCAGAGTTGTGTAATATAGTAAGGGCAGAGCTATACATGGACTTCTATGAGGCAGCTAATAAAGGACTTGAGGATATATTGCTATTTAACAGTAAGCTTAGAGGGATGGACATAACAGTAAATAAGTTTATCAGCGGACTGATGAAGTTTACGATGGAGGCACTATACATAAAGCATGGCATAGCATTAGAGGACTATACAAAGGATTACATAAAAAGTGTAAAAGGAATATTTGAGCTATATACATCATCAGATTTTGATATGCTACTGCAGATATTGGAGTATGCAGCTAAGATGATGACATCAGATGAAAACAGGAACGAAGTGTTGCTTACAACAACTGCAATGAGAATATCCAAGATAGATTTGTTAGCACAAGGACTTGCAATGGAAACTGGCAGGGCAGTAGAAGAAAACACGGAGTCATTGGCAAGGCATATAGAGAAAATAAAGCAGAGTACTGAAATTGTAGAAAGTAAATATAACGTTCAAACTACACCAGAAGGCATGCTAGAGGATTTTAAAGACATGGAAGAAGTAAACGATGAGACAGATTATGACAAGCTCATGGCAGCAGCATTAGGGGAAATGAGCAGTAGTGATCCAGAAGAAGACACAGCAGAGGAAGAGGGAGACCAGACATGGGATGAGATAGAAGCAATGTTTAATAACAAGTAATAAAGAGAGCTATAAAAGTGACCTGCTAGAGATAGTTGTATAAAATAAATTATTAAAGGAGAGCAACTATGAAGAAAAGGGCGATTATAGCGATAGCGTGGTTTATGCTGGCGGCAGCACCAGCTCCAGTAATAGCAGGGACGTTAGACGATGTGGTAACACAGAATGAGCAGAATGTTGAAAGTAACAACAGCACAAATGCAAATGGAGACACTATACTTGATGGAATTGCTAGCAAGAGTGACATGAGCAAGGAAAGCGAGATTACACAAAAATTGGCTACTCCGATGTATACTGGAGCATCCATAGTAACACAGGTGTTAGTGTATATAATAACACTAGGATTACCAATATCAACATTAGCTGACTTAGGTTTCATTGTAGTACCATTCGGTAGAACAGGTGGACAGGGAGACCAGAGTAATATGCTAGGGCAACAGAATGGCGGAATGGGTGCCGGAGGCATGGGATACGGCGGAGGAATGGGATACGGAGCCGGAAGATACGGCGGAGGAATGGGATACGGTGCTAACAGATTTGGTGGAGGCATGGGATACGGCGGAATGAATGCCGGAGGTATGGGCGGAATGAATGCCGGACAGCAGCCTATCATGAAGGATAAGTTTTTATGTATACCTGTATCTGAAAATGTAATAGCAATAGCATCATCACAGGTAAGCACTATAGAAAAGCTCAAAGCTTATGGCAAGGATACCATAGCAAAAGTGATATTTTCTGTAGCAATGGCAGTACTGTTAGTAAGCGGAGTGTTGACTAAACTGGCAATAGTAATAGGCAATGCTGTAGCAAATGGAATAACAAGTGCAAGTGGGATGATCTAAATGAGCAGAACATTAGATGTAATTAGGAACAGGAACAAGGTAGAGAAAGAACTAAGGAAAAGAAAGCAAGAGGAGATAGTCAAGCTAAGAAATACCACATCATTTAGAGCAAGGGCATCAGAGTACTTTAAAAAAGTAGATAAGATATTAGCAGATGATAGGGTAGAAAGTGTAGTCATAGAAATTGACAATAGAGACTTAGCAGACTTTGGTGGAATGCTAATAGAATCACATGAACTTGACGCTTATGAGATAAAGCAAGTAGAGGGAAAAACGAACAGATTTAGAATCAGAAAGAGATATATTAGCATATAAACGGAGGCACATAAATGGAAAAGATGACATTGCAGAAGCGATATGAGGATATTGCAGAGAGAAGTGGATTGAGTGAGAATGTTGTAAAGCGTGTATTAAGCGCACAAGCAGACAGCGTAATTGCATCTCTCAAAAGAGGAGAGACAGCTACAGTACCACAGTTAGTGGTAATAAAACCAAGCATAAGCAGATGCTTCAAGAGGGGAACACTGATAGAGACAGACTACATAAAAGTAAAGCCAGCAGCGCTTGAGTCTTTAAAACAGAAGATGGAGAAAGAGGCAGGGTTTACAGAAGAAGAGGAAGATGAATATACAGAAGATGAAAACATCAGAGTTGCACAGATAGGATCACTGATGTAGAAAGGATAACATGACAGGACCTACACATAGGCAATATTCAGTAACATTTGTATGTATAGCAGCAATGATACTGTACAGTAAAAGAATATTTACAACATCATTTGCAGTGAATCAGCCTAATTACTATTTGGCAGTATTAATGATGCTACCAATAGCAAAGATAGGAGCCAGATTTCCGGATGTAGACCATGATTGGGAGTATGTAAAAGACAAAACGGTAGTAAATAAAGTAATAAATATGCTGATACACGCAACTGGGGGAAAACACAGAAGCTGGCAGACACATAGCATTGATATAACAGCATGGTTAACAATAGCAGCATTCACATTGCCAGATACACTGATATATAACATGGTAATGTCCAGTGTGAACGGAAAGCTAGTATACTTAATAGCAGTAGCATTCATGTCTGGATGGGTAAGTCACATATTCAGTGACATGCTAAATGGCGTAGGGGTACGAATTTTCTTTTGGAATGGAAGAAGAGCAGCATTTGTACCTAAGAAATTTTTGGGAATACATTTTAATACAGGAGAGCAGTGGGAGGCATTTAATTTTTCAGTGATAAGAAAGATTAATATATTGCTTGGACTTCTCACAATATCATATCCATATGTAGAGCCAGAAGTAAAGCAGGCATTACAACATGTTGTAAATGCAATATTAAATTTATGGAGGTAATAAGCATGAAAAAGAGCAAAGGGTTGCTAAAGTTTATGTTTACGCTTGCTTTAGTAATAACCATGAGTATGATGAGTACAAATAGCGCATTTGCAAGCAATGTAGATTACACAAGTGTTATTAGTACATTTGTACAGGAAAACGCAGAAGTGCAAAGCGTAAATGGAGACACACCAGCAAGAGCAGGCACGTCAGCTTGGGAATCAGTTAAGGACTATTTTAGTACAAGCAGTAAGGGAGCAGACGATGTTGCAATAGTGGTAAGTGCAAATGGTGGTACAACAACATGGCATTACAGTAAAGCACAGCAGGAAACTATTGCAAATAAGGCTAGCATAGGTACCATAGCTGATACAGATTCAAAAATAAATGAAGCCATGGGAAGTGTAAATGTGCATGCAGATACTGCAGGGGCAGCTGACATGATGTCTGGATTAATACCAATAGTAAACATAGTAGTTGGGTTAGTAGTGTCTGGAGTTATATTATTACTGGGACTTTATACTGGATTTGATATAATGTTTCTTGCATTTCCTATATTTAGGACATTCAGCGAGGGTCAGTTACAGAATGGCAAATCAAATGTAATGGTAAAAAAGAACAGCAATGGAGAAGCACAGTACAGGTTTATATCAGATGATGCAGTAAGGGCATATAAAGAGAGCATTGTGGATGGTGGAAATAAACAGCCATACCTTAAATATATCATATCAAGGTCTTGGGCATACATAGCCTTAGCAGTAATTGTAACAATGTTCATCACAGGACACTATGACGTATTCATCAAGATAGGAATTAGAATCGGTGAAGGTTTCATTAACCTTGTAAGTAAGACTGGAAAAATAAGCTGAGGTTAACATATGACTGCAAAGGACATTGTAGATGAAATAGGTAGTAATGCAGATAATAAAAGTGATATTAATTACATAGTGTTCTACGAGTGGTCAATAAAAATAGTGCAGTTTGCAGAAATGCTACTTGGGGTTACAGTATTAATGATACTGATACTTGTACCACTAGTAATATCACTGGAATTAATATACATAAACATTCCAATAACAAGGAATGTATTTGACAAAATAAAGGGTGGAAGCACAAGGAGAGCAAGAGTGGCAGAGTTCTGTTTAAGGGATGCAGTGCAAGCTGTAGAAGAATCAGCCATAGGCAGATATGGTGGAAACTCAAACATAGCATACTTAGCAATAAAATGCAAGTCATTAACAGTTATTGGATTTGTAATAGCAATGTTGCTACAGGGAAGTACCACACTAGCAGGCGCAAGTTATGGTATAATAGGTAGAGCACTAGAATATCTGATAGAGAGATTACCTGGTTAAGGAATAGGCATGTTAATAATTGACATGCCTATTTTATTGCTTAGAATACATATTGGTATAAACAAAGATAGTAACGGAGGAATGCCAAGTGAGGAAAAGAAGAGTCGTAATAGCAGTCATTATGATAACAGCTACAATAGGGCTCACAGGGTGTAGCAATGCATTAAAAACGTTTGTGACTGGAAACGGGTTAACAACACAAATAGATGCAAGAGTGAACTCAAATATAGCATGCGTAGACAAATTATATACAGCAGGATTACTGAAGAAGGATAAGGCTAAAGATATAAAGGAAAATATACAGGATAATGGAAAAGAGCTAAAGAACTCATTGAAGGATGCAGTATCCAGATTTAGCAGAGTATCAGCTGATGAATTAAAATCAATAACAGGATTGAGACAATTTTCAAAGTATGACATGCTAGACTATGCAAGAGCGACAAACACAATAGATGATGGCGATACAGAAGTTAACAGTATAGACGATTTGATGCTAAGCAATTATCTGATAAAAAACGGGTTCAGTGTAGAGGGATGGACAGAGAGTTATGGATGGTACTTGAGGGACAATGTAACTAAATCACAGGCGGCTGACATTGTGTCACTATCAAACAGTGACCTTGAAATAAGCAACAATTTTGATTTATATGTGCTAGACAGTAGCAAATTAACATCCTACAATGACACTGGAAAGGTAGTAGATTCAATAAAAGAAATATTTGACAACTATACTGACGAATCTGGTAAATTAAAGGATGGGGCAGATGAAAAGCTAGCTGTGATGTTCAAAAAAGTTGACAGTGTGAAATTGTTCGATGGCTTTGAGGCAGATAATTTAATATGTACTACTAAAGCACACACCGCAGTAGAGCAGACAGGGGTATGTGGATACGATTTTGAAATACAACAAGGTGGGCAAGGTACCATAAGAATAAGATTGAATGAATTTGACCAAGAGGCAGTAGACAATTTGATAAGTATGGTATCAAGCACAAGTGGTAAATACATATTAAATACACATACTGGCAAGGCATATTTAGTGGAATATCCAGTGAGTATAATAGATACAATAGAGACAGATGGGTCAAGTGTAACAGCTTCATTAAAATCAAGCGAAATTGGAGTAAACGTAAGAAGCGGAGACATAATAAAGTATGTAACTGTAGATGGGCAAGTAATGCCAGACAGATACATAATAGGAAATAACATAGTAAACTACGAATCATATTTAAAGACATATGGTTCCGATAATGAACAAGGGGATTCATGTTCATCATTTTGCATATACGGAGATCAAACAGTGAAAGTAGAGTCAGGATATAAAGGTCAGCCAATAAGCGAGATAACTGCAACAAGAGACATACAGACAGCAGGTATAATACTTAGGGACTATTTAGAGGCTACATACGCACCAGATTGCATAGACAGTGAAAGTGAAATGGTAGTATTCGGCAGAAAGTTTAGATTCGGAATACAAGGTTTAAACGCAGATGGAAAAGCAAAACTAAGTTATACTGGAGTAGCAAGAATGGTGGATATGAACGGGGATACAGTATTGGATTCCAGTGGACAGGCAATCAAGTTAAATGCAGACCAGTTAATGGGTTTAAGTGGAAATATCAAATACAAGAGTAAGAGAGGGGAATCAAACTATAAAGTAAAGAGACTTAGGAAAAGCGGAGAGACCAATGGGCAAACTATACAAGAAGCAGCAAGAGACATTAGCTCACCACCTAAGATAACAGAGCTAAAAGTTGAAGCAGAGGATAGCATATCACCAGTGCTAAGATTTCCAGGAGAAGACCTTGACACAGGAGATAACCCTGAATCACCAGAACAGCCTGTGATGTACACAGTGGGAACTTGTATGGGCATAATGGATAACGGATTATATGCAAATTGGATAGGTTCAACGTCGCCAACAAATAGCCTAAGTTGGTGGAATACCTGGCTAAGCACAGTTGGATTTACATATAATATTAGTAATCAAGATACGACAGACTATCTGACCGGGAATTATTCTTACGAACTTACACAAAACGGATTAGTGGCATTGGACTTAGATACTGTAAATAAAATACAGCAAGACATAGACAGTAAGAACAAGGCAGAAAGCAATAAAATTAGTAGGACAATATTTAAGCTACTAGGAGTGGCATTAATAGCATATGGAATGATATTAATGGGATTTTGGACCATAGATACACAACTAGGGATAGGAGTTGACTTGTACAGAATAGCATCATTTGGCAAGTGGCAAGCAATAAAGTATCGGAGTGATATACCTGTGGGGGATAAGGATGGTAAATATGTAGCATTGGGAAGAATGTTGAAGAACTCAATGACTATAATAGGAGTAGGTACTGTAATAATAAATGTAAACATAGTGACAGTAATATATAAGATAGTGGCAAGCTTTGGTAAATTTGCAGAGTATATTACAAATATATTTTAAAGGAGAGGCTAATGAGAAGAAACGTAACAAGGAGAGCAGTTTATTGTTGTGTAGTAATATGCATGACTGTGTGTATGTTGTATAATTCAGTATGTAGAGTATATGCAGACAGTAGTAGCACACTAGGTACACCAGAGGCACTGGGATCACCGGTATTAAATTCTAACTTTAGTAGCGAGAGCTGGGATAAGTGGGAGATGATAGTATATGGCATATACTTAAGTAACTTCTGCGTACCACTTGTGGATAGCTATGAGAGTGCATTCACAAACAATGCAGGATATGGAAGTGACGGGTTAGGGTTAAGTGCGTTAGAGATAGGTAGCGGTAATACAGCGGATAATAACAAAATAATACAACAGCTGACAACAGAGGCTATTAATTTTCAAGCAACAAATACCACACAGCAGCTATATGTGGCATACACAAAAATAGAGGATGGCAAAATAGGGACAAAATCAGACCCAAACAATGGAGCCACAGTAAGGACAGCTAGGTTTAGCGATCTTTACTTGTTAGAGAAAGACCCGAGTGAAAGCGAAGAGAAGTCATGGGTTGATTCAGAAAACTTGGGCGAAAAAATACGGGATGCATTGAGAAACTATAGCGGCACATATGTAAAAAGTGGTAACCTTCCTACATTCTATGTAAAAAATGGGGAAAAATACATAGAAGTACTAGACTATACAGATAGCTGGGACATGCAGATAGTAACAGCAATGATACACAGGGCAACAGCATCAAAATATACAGACGAGTTTTGTGAAAAATACAAAAAGTTCTATGGAAGTAATGAACATGGTAATGACGGAGCATCGCTAGGATTTGACAGCTTTGGAAATTTTGTATGCACAGATGAAGGAAAAAATATAGTAGTAATTCCAGCAGCAGCAAATCAGCATTTGACAAAAACAAAGCAGATAAATTTATTAAACTCATGGGTATTGAATGGAAGTACACAGAATATAAATGATAACATAGTAGCCTACGGGAAACAGCCATTAACATGGGAGGACTATGTGTTAAGTGGATTCCAGTGGGGCAATGGATTGGTTACATGGGTACCTTCATTGATAAATGGTACAAGCTACACTGGCGGAGGAGTGGCAGCATTTGGAGATAAAGACACAACAGCGAAACTACCAGATGAAACTACTATAATATTCAAGGACACAGATTCATTACTGGATAATGAGTGGACTATGGGTAAGTACTTAGTAAAGCTTATGGAGAATGCTAGCACAAAATCCCAAGAAGTACCAATAAAGATAGAAATTCTTAGCAAGGAAGCACTAAAAGACAAAATGGACCCTGTGGGAAATGGAGCAATAATAAATACACAGGAAATGGCATACATATTGTGTAACCAAATAAAAGAAAAACAGGCAGTGGGCATGGACAGTATAATGCTACCTAGTGGAGCAGAAGCGAAGATGTTTACTGATGATGTATTGGTGACAAACCAAACTGGTATTGATGATAACAAAGGCAGTAAGGAAAATATAACTAGACAGTTAGCTAACTTCATGTACACTATATACAAGGAAGGAAAAATACAGACAACGAGTGGAAGTATAGATAAAGATGCAATAGTAGCTAAATTGAACAGTGCAGAGAGTGACGAAGACATGGTCGAAGTATATAATACACTATGGTCTTTTTATAAGGACTACGCAAGTGACATGTCACAGTATGAATACAAGATGAAAAAGAATTGGTACAATGCTAATGTGGGTAACAGATATACGATAGTTCAAATACCATCACAGGAGTTAGTGGGATGTGCAGGATTGCTTAATTGTAGTGCCGGAGATTTCAGTTTATATGCTACATATGTATATGTAACATACTTGAACTTTTACGGAATAAATTCAAGTGCAACTTTAGGAGAAGCAGGCGGAAACACAACAACATTAAATGAGGAGTTGTTATACAATAGTTCAGCAAAAGACTTTGACATAAGCAATATGAGTGGTGTAACTTCAAAGGAACAAAAAGAGGAAGAAATAAGGAACATGAGTTATCTAATGCTAAGTGACTCAGAAGAGGGTAAGGCATACAGAGCTAAAATAGCCAAGAGCAACTTAGCATCATTCATAAGCAATCAATATAAGGCTATAGTATACGGCTCATCAGAGACTAAATCACAAACTAATGTAGGAAAATCCGGATTTTTAAATGTAGCATCACTAGAAGAAAATCCATTTACGTCATCTATAATAGAGGGTTACGCATCAATAGTAATAGTGGTAATAACAGCAATAGTGATATTCATAATAATAGCAGGGTTGCTAAGGAATAAGAAGTTTACATGGTATCTAATAACAATGGTAATATATGTAAATATAATACTAGTACTGCCATCAGCAGGAAATATAAGTAGTGTACTATCAAACAGTGCAATAGCAAAGATGTTTAATTCAAAAATGACATTTTGGTCCATGAGTGAGCAGATATCAGATAGTGAGACAACTAAAACCGTAGAGGAAAGTGGTGGGGATAGTAGTATAATGGCTGAATTGTTGGATGGATTGCAGGTAGTAGCCAGCAATAGGACATTGATGATAAAAAAGGATATATCATCAAAAGTAACAACTGAACTAAGTAGCAACTACAAAGATAAACTACAGCTAAGGTCTACTAGATGGATTCTACCAATACTTATGCAACAGTTATCAAGTTCTGAAGAAAGCACTATGAATGATTATGTATATGTAAATATGCTTAACATGATGGATGATGCCTCACATATATACTTATACTATAATGGAGATTACAAGGATTCAATAGGAACTATAGCAGCACAGAGTGATGATGAAGGTAATACAGGAAGTAGCATATCAGCTGGGTCAAGAAAATCAAAATATTATGAAGACTACACAAGTACAAACGGTAGTACATCATACAACGGAGTGAATTACAGACACATAGGATACTATGAATCAAACTACGGGGATATGTCACATACATATTTTTATCTGCTTAAAGCTAACGGTAATGCAAACACAGCATTATGCACAAGCAGCAATGGACTAGTGGATAACACAGATATAGAGAGTTACCAGAATTACATCACAGCGGCAAAAGTGAAAAATGCAGAAGCATGGAAAGCAGAGGCAGATCATCTAGAATCAGTATCAGATGAATATAATAGACAGAAACTAGGGACTATAGACCAAGGATATGGGTATTTATTAAACTCAGAATCAATTTATAATTACGTATATGAGACTGTAGAAGATTCATTTGCAGCGTCTGAAACAACTGGAAGCTTAATAGGAAAGTTACAGGGGCAATATAGTGTAAGAACAGACGGAAACAAAGTAAGAGATAACTTTATGTTTGCAACATCAACAACAGATGCTTACACAGGAGACACTAGAGACATATTGGACTTACAGGAATTTTTCACAAACAATTTACCATATATGTATAAAATGTGGTTGACTGCAGGTGGATTTGACGGAACATCCGGAATATTAGGAGACAAAGAGATAGAAGATCACAACTATTATGAAGGACTAAGTCAGTCATGGATGTTTAGATGCAACTGGGCAATAAAGTTAATGGAAAGCAAGCAATTCAACGGTAAAGCAACGGTAGCAGATAAGGATGGGAACAAATACGAAGTAGCTAACATGCTATTACCTCAGTGTTATCCTAGCAGTAGACCAATGGTATTTAGTAGGGCACAGCAAAATGCATATGGATTAAGCGACGGAGACCTATCATATGTGGAATTAAAATGTGTTAAGGTTAATGAGGACACAGAGGTAAAATGGACTGAATTGCTAAACTATGCTGGAACAGATGGAATAACAAAAGAGATACTATTAAGACAGATGGCAATAGATGCAACAATGGTATTCGACAAGCAGTTTACAGCAAGTACATTAAGAAGTTCCAGATATGGGTTAATGCCAACAACACTAGACTTAAGATCATTGTCATTTGACACTATAATGAAAATGATAATACTAAATGTAACTAAAGATAGCTCGTACGTGTATGGCAGTACAGTAGAATCACTAATAGAAAGAGTAGATATAGTAACATCAGTAATATTATTGCTGACAGCATTGATATGTACATACATAATTCCATTTGCTAGGAACTTAATGGGTGTAATCATATTAGCCTTAAGTGTGTGGGCGGCAGTGCGGTCATTAACAACAAACAATACATTTAAAGCCAAGATATTGGCTGGGGCGCTAATGTCACAGTTAGAGATAACAATAGTAAATATAGCTTATTATGGGATAATAAGTTTAATGATAAAGATAACAGGAGATGATGAGGTATTATCTACAAGTTCAGTAAAAGCATCTATAGCATCTGGAAACCCAATATGGGCGTTAATACTAATAATGATATTAAGTATAGCGTACATAGTAGTAATAGGAAAAATGATAAATAACTTCTGGGTAAACAGAGATGACCTTGGGTTTGAGAGATACACAGCAATACTAGGAACTGTAAGCGGTTCAGTATCTAATGGAATAACTAATACAGTAAATAGAGTAGGAAACGCAATAGGATTAGGTCAAGCTGAAAATACACAGATAATTAACAAGTATGTAACAAAAGGGGAGGGTAGAAATAGCACAGGCAAGTATGAGGATAAGAGCAAAGTAGAGATAGTACAAAATAAGAGCGATACAGTGAAAGTGACAGAAGAGAAGAAAAATAGCAACCAAAATAAGAATAATGATATAAATGTAAGTATTTATAATGATAATGTAGAAACAAGTGTAACAAGAGAAAGAAATAGGATAGACGAAGAGATAGATAAAGGGTCACATAGCAGTAACAGAGAGTCTAATAAGAAGAGTAAATAGGGGAGAAAGAGATGGCAAACACAGATAGAAGAATAATAGACGATGGAGGAAAGCAATTCATTCCAATGAATATGGAAGGAACCTTGGGGGATGATAACTTCATAACAATGCCAAAGCTGTTGACATTGGCAGCAATAGCAGGCAGTATAGTAGCATGGTTAGCATTATCTGAAAGCAGTGGTTATACAATAGCAGCTAGGATAATAGGGTTAGTCGCAATAATGTTTATAGACTCATTGCTATTTAGATACATAGTATTAGAAGAGAAGCTTTACTATAAGATGTATGAAGAATTGAAGGCAGGCATAGTAATAAAAGCATACAAGTTTTGGAACATAGCATCAAGACAAAATACTGGGGAAGGAATAGTTATGACTTACAATGACACTAAATTAGGTGTCATTGTAAAGGTGGAGCGCGGGGTAATAACGGGAAAAAGTGAGGATTGTGCAGAAGATCATTTTGATGCAGTATCTGACTTTATAAAAGAGTTAAACAACAGAAGAATAAAAAGAGTAGCAATGAATATAATGGAGCCATCTGGAAAGGATGAAAGACTAGAAGAACTGGATAAGTTATGCAATACAACAGATAACAATAATATAAATAGACTTGTAGAGTTAAGTGTGTCACATATTAAGAATATATCTAATAATACATTAACAGATGCAGAGTACTATCTGCTGTATACAGAAGACATAATGGAACAAGAGAGATTCCTAGAGGATGTAGAAGCATGCATGGACGTGTTGATGGGTGGAATGTTCTCTGGGTATCATATATTAGGTATAGACGGAGACAGAGAGATAAATGAGTTTGCAAAGCAGATAAACAATGTAGAGTATTTTAACATAGAAGAGGCATCTGTAAAGGTTTATAACGCATCATATAATATAGGCGGAGACATAAAAGTTGTAGAAATTAACATGACTAATGGGAAGATAATACATGTTGATGCCAGGGATAGCACAATAATAAGAGAAGGCAATGACAATGTAATGGATAATATATTGGATAACAAAGATACTGCAGTCGGAGTATCATTAGATGAAATAGAAAGTTTATACCAAGATAACACAAGCGAAAACAAAATGGAAAATAATGTAAACTCATATAAAGACCAGGATGAGATAGAGTTGTAACTTTTTCATAGGAGGAAGAAATATGAGAATAGCAGTATCAGCAGGTTTAAAGACATCAAATATAACAAGCGCATTAGAGGCTAGGATAAAAGCTGGCGGGGACGATATTATAACATTATCGTCACTGGATGAAATGATGGAGTACATATCATGTGGGTATAAACTTGACAGAATAGTGATAGTAGAACCTGCAATTACAAATAATGGAACTATAGAATCAGAAGAAGAAATAAGAGAACGAATAACAACAGTGGCAAATGTTCTTGGGGAGAGAGAAAAAGGGGCATCAGTCATATTTATAACTGCATTTGATGATCTAGCAGATATAATATATGAGGAGTCATTAAGCATTAGGGTAAATACAGCCATAGTGGTAAAGGGAAAACCATATTCAGTGAAATTTTTCATGCAGATGGCAACCTGTGAAATTGGGCAAATAGACAAAGAGTTAATATACACACCAAGTACGAATAACATAGAAGAGCAAACAGGTAAGGATGATGAGTGGGAAGATGAAGAACCAAGTGAAGAGGGCAACAGCACAGTAGATACTTGGGAAGTTAGCACGGAGAACACTGATTGGGAAGACAGTACGGAAGATACTTGGGAAGACAGTAAGGATAACACTGATTGGGAGTACACACCTACAGCAGAAAACATAAGTGAAAACTGGGATGATGCAGACAATAACAGCGATTTAGAAAACAGCAATGAAGACTGGGAGAACAGCGATACCAATAAAGAAGATGTGTTTAGTGAGGAAGTAGCACAAAGAGATAGCAATGAAGATAACACAGAGTGGGATGATGATTCATTCGATACAATAGGGGAGGATACAAGTGACAGTAGTGAGGATTATAACTGTAACAATGAGGATAGTGCAAATACTTCCAGAGTTGAAGAAGAGGACAACAGCATATATGATGGAAGCAGCTGGGATAATGAAGAAGATATGTACAGTAATGAGGAAAGTAGCGAATACAAGGCTAGTGAAATTTATACTGACAAGGTAGAGTCTAATATAGATACAGAAAGTATAGGAGAGATATACAAAGAAACAGAGCAGGACAAACAAGAGGAAATAAGCAAAGAGATATACAGTAAGGAAACAAAGAAAACTCCAAGAAGGAGTTTGTTTGGAAGTACTAGAAAGCAAAGGTCACAGAGTATAGATGGTATACAGATAGATATTGATGGTGGAATAACAACATCAGAACTTGCACACAGGCTCGAGTCATTTGCAAGCAGAGGTAATTCAATAATAGTGACCGGAAATGGTGGAACTGGGAGCAGTATAGTAGCCATTAATATGGCTAATTTTATAGCATCCATAGGTTATAGTACTCTAGTAGTAGATATGGATACCCAGCATAGAGCACAGTCATACATAACAAAAGAGAATTACATGGCAACATCTCCTGGATCAAGTGATATAATGACAGCAATAAACAGCGGTGCACCTGCAGAGAGGTATGCAAGAGTAGTAAAACCTGGAATACATTTATTATCTATGTGGGTAGGCGGAGATTGCATGAGACCAGAGGAATTAATCAAGCGTGAGAACTTATCAAGATTTATGAACTCAGCTAAATCAAGATACAACTTCATCATATATGATATACCATTCAATAGCATATCATATATGAAAGACATAGTATATACAGTAGACAATATCGTAAACGTAGCTGACTGTAGCAACTGGGGAATGACAAAGTTCATGCTGGATTACTGTAACGTGGATTCAGAGCAATTGCAGGAGGTTTTGTTTACTAAAACAGAAGTAGTATTAAATAAAGTGAGAGACATAGACTATTTTATGGGAAGACGCAGACCAAAGAATGCAGAAGCAATGCTAGAAATGCTAGATGAGAAGGTGGCGGATTTAACCGGAATAGACAGTGGATTGTACTTTTCAAATATGAGAGTGGTAGGAAAAATACCATTTGATGCAGAGTTTGACACACAGTGGTACACTAGTAAATGGTATTCTGATACATTAAAAGGAAGAGGGCTGTTTGCACAAATAGTAGCAGAGACAGTATTATACTAGGAGGAAATAATAATGAACAAGTATATGGCAGGAAACAACATAATTGGGTATGACAGAGTAGAGATTGAGAACTGGGACTTTGAAGGGATAAAGGATAGCATACTAATAGTAAGTATGAGCGGAGAAAAAGTAAATTTACCTAAGTACTATACATGTGTAAAAAAGATGATTGCACATGGAAACAAGGTAATTTTAGTGTCATTAGAGGATGATGAGCAGTTTAAAGTGTTAGCGTCATTAATGGCATCACTTGGTAAATATGACATATACAAGGTTGAGGATAGAGATACAATTACAGCCGGGTATATAGAAATGCTTGAGGAAAGGAATCCAGACTATATAGAAACACAGTCATATATAGGAGCAGATATAGCTTCTTATGCTAACATAACAGAGATAATAATGACAATGGAGAACATGATTGATGATGGGCATATACAGGAGTTGAAATATTACATAGAGGCTAATAAGCCAGCAATAGACAGCATGGTGGCTACAATAGACTATCTGAAAAAAGAGGCAGACTTATCAAACAGTAAGATGCTTGTAGATAGGGTGGAAAAACTGAACAACAGCATAAAAGAAGCAAGTGAAAACATGGACAAGGCTGTAAAAGAGAAGGAAGAAGCGGTAAGGCTTAAAGATGAGGCAGAGAATGAAGTAAATCAGGCAAAAGCTGAAAAACAGGCACTCATGAGCAGAGTAGAATCACTGGAGGAACAGGCACAAAACGGTACACCAGCAATAAGTTTCTACAGCACAGTGAATATGGCATACATAAAGCACAAAATTCAGAGGGTGCTATACTTCAAGGAACTGTCAAATGTGCCATATACAATGAGCATGATAAACAGTATATATGAGTTGCTTACCAATTCAAGAAAGCTGAATGTCAAGTTTGTAATATATGATAACTCGACTGAAATGTATGAACAGTATGTAAATAATAATATGAAGATAATAAACAGTAAGAACTATTCTGTGAACAAGCCGATGCTTACGGGAAAGCAGAGCTGTTTAGTAGCAGAACCAAATCCAGCAATCACAAATGATTTGTTGCAGGTACCAGATGGGTTCGATGTACTAATTATCTATGACAAGATGCATAGGTATGAGGACTTAGTGACTGGAAACAATGTAACAAGGATAATTGTTTCTGCAAGTGGCAAAGAACTTGAGGCAGCAAGGAAAAAGTTAAGCGTCACAGTTAGTGATATGATACTGACAACAAAAAACTCATCAATATATGAAAACACAGAGCTTACAAATAGAGAAAACATTGTAGACATAGAGGATATAGAGGGGTATAGCCAGCAGACAGACTCTGCTAAGGTAGCCAAATATGCTAAGATGACAACATCAAGAGGGGATAAATTGCTTGGTAAGATATTTAAGGTATCTAACATAGCAACATTATTCTAAAGATATACATAGGGAGACAGAAAAGATATGAGAAAAAGAAGTAAATTTAGAGATAAATTAGATATGTATGACATGATAATAGCCAGTGCATTAGATAAAAACAGCATAGTAGTGCCTGAAGACAGATTGGACACAAAAAGCATAGCTGTGGGGTTTAGTTGCATGGCTACTGCAATGTATGTATCAAAATACTTTGTGGTATCAAGTCTCCCAGACTATGTGCAAACTCAGTTATACGATGAAATAAGAAAAAACTGTATGAGAAAAAATGTGACTGTGGATTTTTTCACATATTCAGAGCCTTACAAGATAGATTGGCAGTCACCAGAGATGGTAAGCAAGTTAAGAGTATGGAAAGAGTATTATCAGACAGAAGAAGACGGTGGAGTGTTTGAGTACAGACAAAGAAAAGATGCAATAGATAACAAAAGAAGGATAGTAATGTCAACAAAGTTTCTAAATGAGGCTGAACTTGACTATAAGAGAACATTATCAAAAGTATTTTTTGTAGTGAAAATAACAGCAAAAAGAGATAGAGAAAGCATAATGAACATGGCAGAAAGCATAAGTTCATTGAAGGCTTGCACAGACAGAATGCAGATAAGCATAAGAGAATTGAGAGTAAACATGATGGATTGGGTAAGACTACTTAATCCATTTTCTTTAATTAAAGGGGAAGTATACAGGAAAATACCTAAAAAAGTAATGACTGACGATATAGAAGCTAACTTCGGTAGTTTAAAGCAAGGAAGAGTGGGAGAGACTGGAGTACCTTTAGGAATGGACATTGTGTCCGGACAGGTAGTACTATATAAATTCAAAGAAGATCCAGAGGAACCAGAAAACACACTTATATGCGGAGAAACTGGTAGTGGAAAATCAAGACTAGTAAAGCCATTAATACCATATATGATAGCAAGCAATATGGTAGGTGTTATAATGGATTACGAGGGGGATGAGTACATAAACTTAGGTAGATACATAGCAGCTTCAAATCCAGATGATGTGTGCATAATAAACATAGGTAAAAACAGTGAATATTACTTTGATCCTTGTCCAATTCCTAAAATGACTGGGGAATATGACATAGACAATGATGCAAAGCAAATGGCAATGGAATATATAAAGATAACATTTGAAAAGATGATATGCAAAGAAGGTGCATCATTAAGTAATCCACAGGTAAAGCTACTGTCTTTAGCTATACAGAGAATGTATGATAGCGTTGGAATAACAGAGGACGTCACACTATGGCACGAGAGATCAAAAAATCTTAAGCTGAAGGATGTTTACACAGAGCTAAAAAACATAGTAGAACATAAGGAGTTTTATAATCCGGACAATAACGGAATGCATGAGGCAGCAGAAAGCATAGTTGAGGCAACAAGCGTATTTTTCGAAGACGGAGAGATATATGCAGGGACATTTGGAGTACCACTATCACTAGAAAAGATATTTAGAGCAAAACTGATAATATTTGCTTTTGGTGTAAAAGGAAAGGCTTCAAGCGTAACGGATAACAAAATACTAGCACTTAAGCAAATATCTGTAGCTTACGTAAATACATTGATATCCAATAACTGCAAATATGTAAAGAAGTGTTATAACTTTAAAATATGGGAAGAAGGGCAGAGGTGGCTGAGTTTAGCAGGGTCATCAGACATAATCATAAATGAGATAACAGGTGGACGTAAAAGAGGAGATATAAACTTCATAATAACGAACAACATATCAGAGTTATTAGTTGAGGCAGACAAGCTTGGAGAGGCATTGACACTAAATATACAGAATTACTTTGTTGGAAAAATACCAAAAAAGAGTGTAAGGGAGAAGTTCTGCGAGGAATTTCAAGTAAATAACATACTTGGAGAGCTTGATAAAATAGCAAAAGCAAAAAAATCAAAAAGAGGAAAAAGGAATACTGGTATATACTCAAATAAATACTTATTCTCATTCGCATTGGTACTTAAAGATGGTAGTACACCAGTGGTTAGGTCAGAATTACCAAGAGCAATTACCGAATCAAAAATATACAGTAACAAGATAGAGTAAGGGAGAAAATAATATGGGCATAATAGCATCTATAGTAGTATATATAGCTATTTACATAAATGCATTTAAAAGCGAGTTCACAGAAGAAAAAGTGAAGAAAGCAAGCAATCTTGCATTCGGGATACTAATAGTAATAATAGTAATAGCAGTAGTATCACTTATAGTATAGGAGGAACTATGGGAATTAACATAAGTAATAAAGTGTCTGACGAGGATAAGCAAGCGGTAGTAAATAGTTCCAAAGGCGGAGATACACTATCAGATGATGAAATAAATGCAATGTTTAGTGACAGTGAAGATTTGTTTGCAGACTTTGATACACTGGATGATGATGGACAGGATGTTAAGTCATCACCATGGGGCAGTGATAACAATATAACAGGGAATAGTAGCGGAGATATAAAATGGGGAACAGCTAGTAACGCTGGGCAGCCACAGACACAGCAGAGTAAGAGCGATGAAGCAATGGATAAGGCATTTGATGCCACAGTGGAGGCATCGAAAAACTTATGGGAAATACTGAAAGAGATAAAAGCGAGTTTAAAGCATAGAACACTGGACGACTATGGATATGTAGGCACTGTATGTATAAAAAAATCCGGAATAATAACACTTGTAGGAGCAATAGCACTTGTAATATGTATATTAGGAGGTAGGTCAAATACAGCGATTATGACTGCAGTAAACTGCATAGTATGTGGAATGATACTATTTGCAATTGGAATAGTACAATTATTTGTATCAGCATACTTATTGAGTACTGGGGTTGAGATTGGGACACCAATAGATGAAATACCTGACATACAAAATAGCGGAGCAGATGTAGATGACTCTAGCATGGATGATATGTGGGGAGACTTATTCGACGACGAAGAAGAATTTGGCGAATATGAGGATAAGACAGAAGTTGATGATGATGAGGGCGATGATTGGTTCAGTGGAGAAAGCAGCAGTACACATAATGACGGCATGAGTATGTTTGATACTGACGATAATGAAGAAATAGACAGTGATAAGGTATTGAATAATATAAATGAGAATGTTGTACTGACACGTAAATATTTAGTGGACACCTTTATGTCTTTACTGCCATTAAGCTCACCAAAGTTTCATGAGAAAAATGAGATATACAGTGATAATGATACATTTGTAACAATAGAGGCTATATGTTCAAAGGCACTATCCAATATAGCAAACTGTGACATAACGGAAATAGGAAATGTACTGGACAAATTGTACGAGACAGATTTTAGTTACATATTATATGTAAAGAGAATAAAAAAGATAACAAACCTTACATCAATAGCTAGGGAGATGGAGGCATACTTTAGAGATAGTAGTACAGACTATGCAGTAACAGCAAAAGTGGATATAGAGGGAGATTTTTACAAGGTAGTAGTAAGTAAAGGAGAAACAGAGACAGTAACAATCGGAGATGTATTAAATTACGATGAGTACTATAAGCAATTCACAGACGAAAAGTGCAGGCTACCAATCATATATGGTATGGATGAGCTTGGTAACATCAATATGGGAGATGCTAAACTGTGTGATTCAACATTAATAGCAGGTAAGCAGCGGTCAGGAAAGTCATGGTACTTATTAGGAATGCTAATGTGTTTAATGCTGTTTAACACTCCAGAGGCTGTGCAGTTCATATTAATAGACCCAAAAGACACAGCATTGTTTAAGTATTTATCTTGGATGCCACATGTAGCAGGTGTACATACAGCAAAAGGCATATTAGATGTATTGGACGATGTAATAAATAATGAGGGAGCATACAGGAAAAAAATTCTAAAAGATAATGACTGTGACACAATATGGGAGCTTTGGGACAAGGGAATTAAACTTCCAATATTATACATATGTATAGATGAGTACATCACAGCACTTGATTCATTAGGGGACAGAGCAAAAGAGTTAAACCAAAGGTTGCTAGTAATAAAAACACAATTTCCTTCACAGGGAATAAGAGTAATATTCATACCACATAGAGCAACTGGAGTGGTAGATAAGACAAACAGAGCAACTACATCATTAAAAGTGGCAGTAAGAACCGATTTGGAGGATACAAAAGATACACTTGGAGAGCAGAAGTGGGACAGACCTCTAATAAATCCTGGAGACTTGGCAATGAGAGCACCAAACATGATGCATGCAGAGTTTATGAGGGGAGTAGCATTAGGAAGGTCAGATGAAGAAAATAGGGATATAATAGAAGCATCTGCAAAAGCATTCTATAAAATGGGAGTTGATTTGCCAGACATGTCAAGAATGCCTATTGCATGCAATAGAAATTCTGAAGCAATTAGAGCAGAGTTAACTGGAGAGTCAATACGTGAGCAATACAATGCCAATAGCATATATAGCATGCTTGAAGAACTATAAAATTATATGAAGAGTGGTGTTAAGTATTGAACATAAACAGTAGCATTATAAAATCAACTGGAATAAACCTTGGAAATATAGAACTAGCAACTGAATATTTATATGGAGATTCAACATTATATGAGCCAGAGCTATCAAGGATAAAGTCTGCAGAGGGAGCAGAGGCTGACGTAAAAGATATAACCAGAAAAGATGTGCAAATAACAAATGAAAAGATAATAAACAAGTTTGAAATAGAGATAGAAAATAATTTACAGGAAGATATAGGGAGTATAGATGAAAGATACAGTTCAGATATATGGAGCATGCAGGTAGATGATGAGGAAGTATCACAAATAAGCAAAGAAGAAGATAAAGAGGACAAAGAGGAACTACTAGCGGAAGATGATATACTTGAGGATGATGAGGAATTAGCAGAAGATGAAGAAGGAGAAGCACTATTAGATGAAGACGACGAAGATGAACTGCTTGAGGACTACGAAGATGAACTGCCAGGGAATGCTGATATAATTAGCAATAAGACAGAAGAAATAATAAATGTAAATAAGAAAACAGATGAGAATAAAAGGGAAGTAAAGAATGCAGATGATCATACAAGAGAAAGTGCAGTAAGTAAATGCAGTGACATTGATGGATTGATAGCAGGAGCAAGAAGGGCAACACATACAGCAAAGAAGATAAATAATGTAGTACAAGAAGAGAGAGGATGTAGTAATTATGATGGACTAGAATTAGACAAGTTATATGTGTATGTTAAGCAGTTCTTAGTGAAAAACAATGTAAGAAGTGGACCAGTGGATATAGCATTGGTAAACAAGCAGTTTGGAGAGTCAAACGTAAACAGGTTACTAAGGAAATGTTATATAATAAAAATAGGTAAAGGAGTAACAATAGGGATATGAGAGTTAAAAGGTTAGTAGCATTAACATGTGTAGCAGCACAGGTGGTAACAATGGGAGGTTGCGGAAGAAGAAACGACGTAGCATCAATGGACTTAATGCCAGCAACAACAAAGCAGCAGGTATTAGATTATTATGCAAAATCATTAAAGTATGACGCAGTGATAACCAGGGCGGCTGATAAAGATCAGCATGTAACTAAGTATGAAGAACAGAAAGTAACAGACAGTGATACTATATCCAAAATAGAGAGTATGTACAAGACAGCAGAGAACCAGCTCGGGGCAGGCACATACTCAGATGGAGTAGTAAGTGAGGATATATATAACTACATTAAGGGATATCTAAACGACATGAGTTTAAGTAACGCATCATATGATGAGAGTAATATAACAACAGCATTGGGATATTACTTCATGGATGTTACATATGATACAAAAGAAGGACAATATGGAACTTTTCACAATGATGCAAGCTTGCTGGGGATGAACGGAGCGTTTGCTGAAGACTATCTGACTGGGGTTGTTAGTAAGAATAACAATTTCATACAGGCGGCAGTGAAAGCTGGAAACAAGTATTTCTTGGAGAACCAGATAGCAAAACATGTAGAGTATGATGAGGAGCATTTATTTCAAGTGTTAGACGGAGCTCCAGTATTAGGGGAAAGTGACAATAACGTACAGATAAGTGACGATACATCAGAAGAGGACATGAGCGTAGACGAAGCAAGCGAACAAACAGAAAATGACAGTGAACAAGCAGAAGAAGGTAGTACACAGGCAGAAAATGACAGCGAGCAGACAGAAGATGCTAGTGAACAGACAGAAGACGACAGCGAACAAGCAGAAGATAATGAGGATGACACAGATGAAGGTCAACAAGAAGATTCAGAAGAGGAAGCAACTAGTGAGACAGAGGCTAACACAGAAACCAATGTGACGGCTGAACAATCAAGCAGTGATTACATGAATAACACATCAGATAGACAGGTAAAATTTGATGTGAATTACATGAATAGCATAGTTGGAACAGTATCAGAATATGCAACATCAATGCCAGAGCTGTCATTAATTTATGATATGCCAAGTTCACAAGGAACAATAGATGGCGTAGGACTGTATCCATGTGGAATAAATGGAATGCATGTATTCGGATATGACAGAAGTAAAACAAATGGTAAGCTCACATTAAGATACATATTCAAAGAAGCAGATGATGGAAGTGGGGAACTTGAGACAGTAAACATATATCCAAAAGAGTTAAGAAATACAATAGGAGAATTTAACACAGATACAAACGTGTTAATACCAGATTATTTGGAGCAGGAACTTGAAAATGTAATAGAAAGAGCTGATAGGGTAATAGTAGACTGTAATTTAGGGGCAATGATTTCAGATGGACTGTTTACAGACATCGGATATGGAGTACTCAGAGGGTATTTAATGGATAGCACTGATATACTTAAGTGCATGTCCGTAGTTAGACAGGTAGTGGCAAGAGATATAGAAAATAAGGCATACATACTTGAAGTTGAGACAACAATAACAGAGGGAGCGAAAAGTTGTAATGCACAAGGAACATTTAGGGATAAATCATATGTAGTTGTACAACAGATTGGAAACGAGTTTAAGATAACAGACTGGGTTAGAGTATCAAGAGATGTTACAGATGAGCCAGACATAGACAGCGGAAATAGCACATTAAAAAGACTTGTAGCATTGAACTTAACCGGAGAAGTATCAGAAGATACTAAGGAAAGTGCTAAAGAGGTATTAAGCGACTTATACACAGCATCAACATATAGATACACAAATGGACCATTTACAGTGACTGATGAGAGTGGAGCAGAAACAACATATACAAGAGGTATGTATGATTGTTTTGATAACGATGCAGAGTTACTAAGCAGTGATAAAAAAGAAGAACTGAACTCAAGATTAAGAAGCTATCTAACAGCATATGGAGCAAACGTACCATGTACATACACAGGATATGTGGACGAATGGATAGGTGGATATAAAAATCAAGTAGAGTTTACGACAGAAGAGATAATGATGTATGGGGAAGGACAAGCAGCTAAATACTTCAGAATGTACTATTTAATGTCAAGTATAAATGACACATGGTACATAGACGAAATGAAAGTACTTGATGAAGAGGACTTAGACGCCGGTAAGATACAATCAGAGTACAATAGAATAGCTAAGGGAGAATTACCGAAAGCAGAGACACAGAGTGATAACAATGAGGAAGAAAGCGTAGACAGTACAGAAAAATAATGCAAGTGAAATAAGGCATTGACTACTAAACTAGTCAATGCCTTATTTTTATACATGCAAATAGTTATAATATAAATAAATTTAAAATAACAAAAGAGGGATACACATGGGAGAAACCGTGGCAGATAGAGTAGGGCAAAGAGTAGAAACAAAAGAAGGTAGTGCAGTAATAGCTAAGTACAATGGAAGTGAAACAGTTGTGCTTTTGTATGACAACGGCGCAGTTGAAACAACCACAACAAGGCAAATGAGGGGAGTAGATAGAGAAGTAAGAAAAAAAGGTGTGTATGAGGAAACAAATGTGTACAAGATAGCTGTAAAAACAGCAAAAGAGAAAAGAAGGAAATACGTAAGAGAAGCGGCAGTTAAAATAGATAGAGATAAATACTGGGTAGATAATGCAGATGAGGGCAGTATCAGGTGGTTAGGAGTTGAATTTAGAATCAATAAGCAGATGTGCGTGGTAATTAAATGTCACAGTATATGGAATGTGGACATCATGTATGACACAGGAAAGATAGAGAAAAACATCAGCGTAAAAAAGTTAATGCAAAAGGCAAATGCAGAGATAGAAGCACGAGGGTATGCTGTAAACAGATGTAAAAAAGGGATAGGTCGTATAGGCAAAGTAAGTGTAGATAAAGACGGTAGAGAAAGGTGTATAATAGATTGCGAGAACAGTGAATATAAAGTGCAGTACAAGGATGGACCAATAGTAAGTGCAAAAATAAAATAAGGCAGACTGGAGATATAGAATAATGTCAACTAAGAATACAGTAGAAGTAAATGGGATGTATGTAGGTAGAATGACAAACCAACAGATAGAGGTAGTAGAAGAGATAAGGAGATCAAGGGTAGTACCAGTATTAAAACATACGATTATGATGTTTCCACCAGAGCTTGTAATCAGAAGCATTGAAGAATGCAGGAGCATAAGGTCAATAGCATCAGCTGAGGGAATCGACATATCAAAGTACATAGGGGAACTTAGAGATTACCAAACAATAGGAACAGCTTTTATGTATTTCTCACCAAGAAGCATGATAGCTGATGGAGTAGGTTTAGGTAAGACTGTCGAGATAGCATCATTAATAAACATGCTATATAATAAAAGGGAAATGACAAGATTTCTAATGGCAGTTGAATGCGGAGCACTAACACAGACACAATGTGAACTAATCAAAATGACAGGTCTAAACATTATAACATTGCCATCAGAAAAAGCAAAACTTGAGAAAGTAATCTGGAATACAGATTGGGAAAAGGTTGATGGCATAGTAATTAAGCATACACTGTTAAGGTCTGATGCATTTTCAAAGTTTCTTGCTATGAATATAGACAATACTGGGAAATGCAGGATATTCAGTACATTTATACTGGATGAAAGCTCATGTATAAAGAATGATACAACTAAGATGTATCAGTATACATACAATATATGTCAGTTAGCAGACAGAGTTCATTTTATGAATGCAACAGCATTTGAGACAAAGATAATGGACATCTATTATCAAATTGATATGATGAACTGTGACTTACTGCCAGCAAAGGGAAAAATAACAGGTAAATACTGTACATGGGATAGGAAAAGCTACTGGGCAAAAGAAAGGGGAAAGGCAACTAAAAAATTCTCATACTCAATAAGTGGGTACAAAAACACAGATAAATTCAAAGAAAGCCTGAAGATGGTTTACTTTGGAAGGACAAAAAAGGATGTAGGCATTGATACACCACATGTATACAAGGTATACACAGTAGAGCCTACAATAAAGCAGTTTTCAGCAATAGCTAAATTTGGTAGGTACAATGAGATACTGAACTGTCCATCATTAGTAGAGGAGTGCAAGCTACCAACAAATGCAGATGAAGTGCCAAAGATAGCACGATTAATAGAAATTATAGAAAATGAGTTCAACGATAGCAAAGTTATGATATACGTCTTTCATAGAAAGGCGCAGGAAGTAATAAAAAATGAACTTGAGAAAATTGGAAGAAAGCCATTAATACTTAATGGAGAGACAGAACAGGTGGACAAGTTTAAGATTCAGTCAGAGTTTAACGAGGGAGACTGTGATGTGTTGATAACAAACATCAAAAAGTCACTGAATTTACAGGGAGGAGACGCATGTATTTTTTATAGTCTCATAACAAACCCAGCAAGTTTGTTTCAGGCAGCAGGAAGAATCGACAGAAACGTAGATGATAGAATAAAAACGTTTATACTTTTGTTATACGAAGGTACACAGGAGTACGACTACTTCAAAGATGTAGTAGCGAAGAGATCACAATACTCAAAAGAGTTAACAATAGATGCTAAGACAGCAGTTGACTACTTTATAGAATGTTTGGAGGAATAGAAAATGAAAAGGAAAAAAGTAGCAACATTATTACTGGTTATGTGTTTGGCATTGACAGGATGTTCATCTGAAGAACAGCCAGATTTGATGAAGGAAAAGAAAGAGGACTTGGTATCGAAATATGAAACATTAGCAAGTCAATATAATGATTTATCAACTGCATATCAGCAGAAGCAGGAGGAACTGGAAGAGGTTTACAAGGACAAGGAATTAAATCCTGGAGTAACCACAGTAGGAGACGGGACAGGTACACTAACATTACATTCTGTAAATGAGATGTTACAATTTAACAGTCCATTAGCCTATCCAGATTCAACAACAGCAGAATCCGCTAGTGAGATAAAGATAACAGATAGAACATCAGCAGTAGCTAGGGATAACTGGGTAACAAGGTTGGCAAGCTCAAATTTGGAGTTACAGCATAGTAGCGGCATATCGGGAGTAATATCAGTGCAGAGTATATCTCAGTACATAAGCGGCGGTAACATGAAAGAATTGGTGCTTGCACCTTGGATAAGTCAAGTTACTAACGAGCCTGTATCATACAGAGATATTTTTATTACTAATAATGTGCTTGGGTACCAAGGTACAGTAACAGTGACAATAGATGAAACCAAGAAGAGTACAATGGTATGCGGAATAGCAGCAACAGGAATGACATGTGTTACCTATGTATTTGTATATGATGGGGAGTCAGACGACGTAAAAAACGAATCAATAAACAGTGTGGTGGAAAGCATAAAAATAGAAAATCAAGAGTTAACATTGAGCTAACGGAGGCAAAACATGGAGGATTGGGAGAGCTTATTCAAGTCAGCTGATTTGCAGAAACAGATAGAAAAAGAAGCAACTGAAGCGGGCAAGAGTGTTTATAAAGAAGAGGCAAGGACAGACACCAGCAAACAGCTTGCAGTTGAAGTAAAGGAATCAACCAGAGATTTAGCAGTAAGAAAAAAACTTGTGCCGCTAAAGTATAAGGATTGTGAGTTTGATGCAGATAGAATACAGAAGGAAATAGCAGAGGATATACAGAGAAAAAATAGAATGTACACCATAGAAAGATTCAGTAATTATAAGGAAGCATGCTATGGTATATTATCTACGTTAAGGACAGGCAATGTGCCTGACAGAAGCTATATCATTGGAGCACCAAATGGCTTTGGAAAGACATCATTTGCATATGAATGTATCATGATTATGGAAGATAAAAACATGAGAGCAGTTCCATATGTATCATTGATGGAACTGGCTGAAATAAAGATAGCAGAAGAGAAAAGGCTGATGAACGGGTCACTTGGCGGAAGAGTTGTGGAAAATGGCTTTTTATATGATTCGTCAGACGAAAGATACGAAAAGTTACCTGTAAACATAACTGGGTGCTACAGTTGGTCAGAGTATATAAACTCAGAATGTTTATTCTGCTATTTTACGGATGTAGCCAGCAGAAACATTGAGTCAAGAACACTGTATCAGATTATAAATACAAGGGCAGTAAAGGCGTTACCAACGGTAGTAATGATTTCTTCGTCATTAAATCCGTATATTAATGATAGGATACTAAATGAACAGGTATGGGACGAAATACTTGGAATAGAAAATGTAAGATACGGATATGACAGACTAACACATGTATCTTGTTACAAGAGAAAAAGAAATGCAATTATGAATGCAGAGGATGGTAACTAAGTATGAGCAGCATTATAGTATGTGATTGGTGTAGTGCAGAAAGTACAGCAGAGGATTGGAATAAGACATCATATGAGCAGTGTAAGAACAGAAAAATGAAAAGGGCATTCAAGCCAGTAGAGGACACAGTAGGAAATAAGCTTGGTGCAAAGTTTTATTACATGTGTCCTAAATGTAAACAATGGGTAAATGGAGCAAAATTGAGGGTGCAGGTGTAGAAGTATGAGCGAAGTATACATGGCATGCGGGGTATATAAGGAAGGGGATAAGATAACAGCATACAGGCTGATGAAGAGCGATGGAAGCACAGTGGATGTATCTAGGGAAAGATTGATAAGAATGATTACAGAAGGATGCGTTCACAATATGAGGGTACAGATAACGTCTGGTGGAGAGGTAATAAGAGGAAAGGGTATAAACTTAAGTAACTTAAGAGTTTACTCAGCAGAATCAGATAAAATAAAAGAATACAACATAGTAAAGAGGATAATAAAGAAAAAGAAATGTATAGGGTACGAAGTGGTAGACACAGATGGTGGTAGTAAAAACATAAGCGTAAAGACAGCATACAAGATGATATCTGATGGGTCAATAGTAAATGCAGATATAGCAAAGAAGAATATAAACGGAAAAGAATATACAGTGATAGTAGGCAAAGGTATTAAGTTATCAAGCTTAGAGGAAGTAATTATAACTAATGGAAAAATGTTAAATGACAAAAATAAAGAGAGTGTTACATGCAGAGTATTGGAGACAATGTCAAGCGGAATAATATATGATAAAGAGAATGACACAATGCAAAGATTCATAAAGGGACAGGTAATAGCATATAATCCTAATGGTAGAATGTATGTGTTATCAAAAGATAGCATAGAATACACAGAGAAAAAAACAGCGGATAGTGATAGCAACGAAGATAGATGTGAAGAATACATAATAAAATATAGCAACGGAGAGCAAGAGAGTTTAAGTAAGGAAAAAGTGAACATGTGGAAAGTAGCCAGAATAGCTAATTCAACTATAAGAAAAAAGTGATATCAATGTGATAAAGATTCATATTGATATTTTTTGATATTAACATAGTAAAAATATGGCAATACGTCAATAAGCCGTGCAGTGTTACATAGGGTGTGTCAAGTATAAAGTATGGAAAGAAGTAAGAGAGTTTTAGGTAGGTAAAACAGTAAAAATAGGGTATACGGAGGTATTACATGAATGAAAGAGATAGAGTACAGTGAGTTAAAACATAAAATGGAGCTTCATGAAAAATGGTTAAAGCATGAAAATGGTGGAAATAGACTTGTGATTAGCAATACAGATTTAAGTAACATGAATTTAGAAGGAATGAACTTCAGAATGGGAGTTGCAATCGGAGCTGACTTCAGAGGGGCAAATTTAAAACACTGCAATTTTGAGGGAGCTGTATTAATAAACAGTAATTTATCATATGCAAATATAGAAGGAGCCAATTTTAGTGGAGCACAACTTGATGGTGCTATTAAAGTAGGAATCAATATTGGAATAGGAAATAATACAGAAATAAGAACAATAGCTAGCATGTTAGATGAGTCTGAATGCAATGATAGCAAGGAAGTAAAAAGGGAAGAGATTACAGAAGATGATATGAAAGCAATAGAAGGAGTGGCAATAGACAAAATGTTAGATGATTTGGAATTTGAAGACCTTGAAGATGATGAGTAAAAACAGATATGATAGCATAAATGCATATAAGGTATAAATAAAATCAGTTAAAATACGATGGGAGGAAAGCTAAGAATGAGTCGAGGTTACAGATTGGTATATGCGGTGTACAATAGGACTAGCAAAGATAGCATTCCGTATTTTGCAGCAGCTGTAGTGTATGGACCTAAGGGTGGCATGATAGTGATAGACGAGTTTAGCTATCAGCAGATGATAAGAGCAAGTAAGACAGCACATAAAGAAGAATACGTTTTGCAACCAAAAATGGCAGTGAAATTTGGAATGACAAGGTATGTAATGATAAAAGACTACAAAGTAGACACACTTGTTAACAAAGTGGCAGAAATATACCAAAAGACCTCGAATAAAAACGTGAGAGTTGTAAAAAGAAACAAAGAAGAAGCAAGAAAGATAGGAAGAGAACTTGAAATAGAATAAAGGAGAAAATAAAGTGGCAGACGACAGAAATCTAAAACAATTAAGTCCAATTGAGTCAGTAAGATTAAGACCAGCAAACATTTTTGGTACCAATGACCTGGACGGAGAGATTCATGGAATCAGTGAGGTAATCGTAAATAGCTGTGATGAAGCTGGAGAAGGCTATGGAAAAGTGATTGAGATCACGATTGAAAGAGACAATACAGTGACAGTTCGAGATGAAGGACGAGGACTTCCGATGGGTTGGAATGAAGCTGAAGGAAAGTTCAACTGGGAGATTGCATTATGTACACTGTATGGGTCCGGTAAATATGACAGCAACCAGTATCAACGTGCAGCAGGACTGAATGGTTTAGGACTTACAGCTATGCAATTCGCATCAGAATACATGGAAGTAACCTCTGTATACGATGGCAAGGCACACCACATGAAGTTTAAAGAAGGTGTACCACAGGGACAGATGAAAGAGTGGGATGACAACAGTGGTAAAACAGGAACAACAACTAAGTTTAAGCCAGACCCAAAGGTATTCATTGATGCAGACAAGACAATTCCACCTAATGCATTCAATGACTTGTTGAGAAAGCAGGCAATGATTATTGAAGGCTTGAAAATCATTTTACACCATTGTGACTGTGAGAATCCTATTGTAATGCAGTTCAACAGAGGTATTGTTGACTTTATTGACGCTGTATCTGAAAGTAAAATGGTAGCAGAAACAGCATACTACGAGGGATCAGCAGAAGGAACAGATGATGTAAGAATTAATCCAGAGCCATACAGACTGGATATGAGATTTGCTTTCAATTTCAATAAGGATGGCGGATTGTTTGAGGTATATCACAATGGCGTGCACATGTATGAGGCTGTAAAAAACAAGACAGTAGAGGCAGTGCAGAAGGGATTCATTCAGGCATTCACAGAACTTGGAAGAAACGAGAGCAAGTTGACAAAGTCAGAGTCATTTGTTTATAAGGACATGGAGCAGTTGTTGGTATGCATTGCAGAAACAAAAGCACCTGGATATAGAACATTCTTTAAGAATCAGACAAAAGGAGCAATTAACAATCCATTCATTGTAAAGGAACTACAGCAGTTTGTAACAAGATCACTTAGGTCATGGATTGAGAACAATAAGAAAGAGGCATTAAAGGCAGTAGATGCCATGGTAACAATTAAAAAGGCAAGGGAAGAAGCTGAAAAGGTAAGCAAGAAAGCCATTGCTAAGATTACCAAGAAAAACACTTTCTTAGACCACGCAGAGGGATTATATGACTGTGAATATACGGACCCAAAACTGTGTGAAATATACATTGTTGAGGGTAAGTCAGCACTTGGTTCAGTTATCACAGCAAGGGATTCAAAAACACAGGCAGGAATTGCACTAACAGGTAAACCTATAAATTGTGTTAAGAATAACAATTTAAGTATACTCATGAACAACAAGGTTGTTGTTAACATATACAGAACGTTACAGTGTGGTATTGAGGCAAAGAGTAAGTACATCAAGGATTTGCCACCATTTGATATCAACAACTTGAGGTATGACAAAATCATACTTGCAGCAGATGCAGATATTGATGGTAAGCACATCATCATACTTGTAATCGCGATGTTCTATGTGTTAAGTCCTACATTGTTAAAGCAGCATAAGGTGTACATAGCAGAGTCACCACTATATGAGTTTGTTTACAAAGGGCAGTCAGTGTTTGCATATTCTGACGAAGAAAGAGACAAGATTAAGGCAGAAATGAAGCAGCATGGAGTAAAAGAAGGGCAGTATGAGATTCACAGATCAAAAGGACTCGGCGAGAACGATGCTGAAATGATGTACAAGACTACAATGAGTAAAGAAGATAGACGACTCATAGCGGTAGATTTTCCAGAAGACCCAGAGGACCAAAAAATGCTTGCATCATTGTTTGAGGCAGTGTTAGGGAATGACATCGAAGCCAGAAGAGAACTGATTGATCAGTACTTCAGTATTACAGCTGATCTTGAAGAGTAAAGTAATATCATGAAAATAGGCAGTCACATCAATATGAGTTATAAATGTTGAGTGACAAAAACAGGTTCAACATTAAGTTGAGCCTGTTTTTAGGTTAAGGAGGGCTTAGGAATGTTGAATATAAGCGCCATAGAAGCAAATGGGATAAAAGTAAGGCTCGTGAGAAATATATGCAAGGTAAAATTGCCAAAAGTAGACAATATATCAGATGGAATAACTGTAATAGATGCAATACATGGCATAGATAAAATAAAGGACACAAGGGTATTAGAGAACAATTTTAGAACAACATCTAACGGAAGAGTAAGGTTAAGCAGACTAAAGAGGGATGTAACATACACTTTAGTAGAGCCAGTGGACATTGCAGGATATGCAGTGGCAGTACCAAAGAACAAAAGTGTAAATATAAAAGGTAAGACATATAACAATAAGTACATGATAGTATCAATAGACGGCACAATGTCAGCCATAAGCAAGAAGATGTTTAAGAAGATGTTTAGAGTAGAGGAGACTACACAGCAGTTTGCAAAAAGGATTGGAAGAACAACTAGGACAACAGGAAAAGTATCAGGAGTGGCAACAGGAGCTGTTAAAACTGATACAGTACAGGAGATGGTAAATAGGGCAATAAGAGAGAAGCATGGGATAAATAATGTGTCACTAAAAAAAGAAGAAATCAACGAAAATAAAAAAGAAGACAGTCATAACAACAAAATAGAAATTATAGCAAGAATAGTAGATATTAATGAAAAGTTGCAAGGTTACTTAGCAACAGATGAAAATGGAAAGAAATACAAGATATCATATGGAAAGGCAGTAAAAATGGCTAAAGCAGGCATAATAAGCAATGCAGCCTATGAGTGTAAGGGAGGAAAAGAGAGTATTAGGGGGTATGCAATAAACTTGGACACAATAACTAAGCTATACAAGTAGCAAGCAATAAATAGCAATGAATAATGCATAAAGATATATGTGGGTATAAAAAATAAAAATTTAACGGAGGATAGAAATGCAGATACAGAGTAAAAGCATAGGAGACATTATCAGTCAAAATGGTATGGAATATGCAAAGTCTGTAATTATTGACAGAGCACTGCCAAACATTGACGGGTTCAAGCCATCACAGAGAAAAGTATTGTATACCATGTACAAACTTGGACTCACCAAAGGTAAAAAAGCAAAATGCTCTAAGATTGCAGGACAAACATTGACATACTATCCACATGGAGAGGGTACAGCATATACAACAATGATCGGTATGACAGACAAGAAAGAGGCATACAATGTACCATATGTGTGTGGAAAAGGGTCATTTGGTAAGGTATACTCAAGGGATTTACAACATTCACACATGCGATATCCAGAGGCAGGACTGGCACCGATTTCAGAAGAAATTTTTGAGGGTTTAAATGACGGTGCTACACGAATGGTACCGAACTTCGATGATACTGAAACAGAGCCTGAATTGCTTCCTGTAAAATTTCCTACATTGTTAGTAAACCCAATTATTGGTATTGCAGTAGGAAAGAGCTGTAACATTCCAGCATTTCCACTTGTAAACGTATGTATGGCAACAGCAGGTGTAGCAGCAGGAAGTATTAATACAGCTGAAGACTTAGTAGATGTGATTGGGTTTCCGGAATACACCACTGGTGGAGTGTTACACTGCAATAGAAAAATGATGGTTGACCTGTGTAAGAATGGAACAGGAACATTTGTGATTAGCGGTGTGGCTGATACATATTCAGACAGAATTGAGATCAATGAAATTCCATTTACAACAACAGCAGAGCAGATTACTGACGAGATAACAACTCTTGTAAGAGAGGACAAACTTAAGGAAGTATCCAGAGTACACAACGCTATTGATTTGAAGGGTATGCAGATTAAGGTATTCATTAAAAGAGGATACGATTCCGGAGAGGTACTGAAGAAATTATACAGAATGACATCATTGAGAGATACAATCTCGTACAGAATCAAGATTATATACAACAATGAATGTAAAGATGACATTGGAGTGCTTGATGTAATCAAGATGTGGTTGGAGTTTAGACACCAGTGTATTATTAATCAGTACAGTACACGAATTAAGAAACAGAAGGAAAAATGCCATAAACTGGAAACATGGAGAATCATCAGCAGTAGAATACAGGAAGTTGGAGCAGAGATTCCTAAGGGGTCACAAAGTCATACGGAGCAGTGGCTCAAGGAAGAGTTTGGTTTAGACAGTGTACAGGTTGATTACTTGTTATCTATGCAGGCTAGAGCAATCACGACAGACAATATGATCAAAAACATCAAGCAGTTGGATGATATGCTGAATGAGATTAAGGAGACACAGAAAGTAATTGATGACCCTAACGTAAGAAACAGGTTGATCATTGAGCAGCTACAGCAGATAAGCAAGAAGTACGGAAAAGAGCCAATGTCACAGCATGCAGATGTAATCAATGAGAAAAAAGAGGAAGAAAGACAGATTAAGGACAATGATATTGTGATTAAGTATACAAAGAACGGATATGTAAAGAGGCTTATCACAACAAATGATATCATTAATTTCCAGTGTCCTGTTGGGGACAGAGTGTTGAGAACAATCTCAATGAAGAACAACGAATATCTGTTGGTATTCACATACGATGGGGAAATGTACAAAATTCTTGCAGACGACATTGATTCATCAAAGGGAGGTATTAAACAGTCTGTTGTTGATCTTCTCAAGTTGGAGAGTGCAGATAAGGTGTTATGGGTAGACCATTCTGGGGACTACTCGGGATATTTCAATCTTGTGTATCCTAACGGTAAGGGAGAGAGGGTGCACTATTCAAAGGCATCTGGGTCAAGGATGAAGTACATCAGCATGTATAAACCGGCGGAAGTAGGGCAGGCTTGGGTAACACAATCAAATAAGTTCTTTGCAATCACTGCAAGAAGACAGGCGTCATTCGTTGACATCACAGGAATGGGATTCTTTACATCAGCTAGGGTATTTAAGGCAGCAGGTTTAAGGAATAATGACAGAATTGTAGGACTCCAGCCATTGGATAAAGTGCCAAACCTAGACAGTATTAACGTTGAGAGATACAACAGACCTTATACAGTAGCTATAGGAAATGACATTTTATGGGATGATACAGAGCAGAAAAAGATTCAGGCTGAAAAGGAAAAACAGTTGCAAGAACAGATTGCAATGGAAAAGAAAAAAGAAGAACAAAAGAAGATGAAAGAGTTGGATAAAATCTTCGCAGCAATGGGAAGTGTGGATGACGACGAAGAGTTCTAAATAACATCAGAGGCGGTAAATCAAATGTCAATGTGGGAAACAGTGTCAGTACCATTAGGAGTAAAGCAAAGCATAGATACAATATTTGCAGGCGTGTTAATCGGCGGTATAGACAGAAGCAAAGAAGAAAATTACAATTTACTTCAAACAAAGCTGGGTGTGCGAAAGTACACCTCAGCTAAGTTCATAGGTACTTTTCAAGATAATGTATTCAACAATACATATGCAGTATTCTATGATATAATGACTAAAGTAAAGGCAAGCGTATTTACAACTGAACAGATTGAAGCTATTATTGATAACAACAGAGATATTGTATTGGACACGCCGTTTATTAATAAGGCAGACTTCATCGGTGGAGATAGAAATGTTCCAAACGATGACGACATCATTAATGCAATGATAAGCATGCTTAAACAGGAGTATGTAAGATTATCATACAAGTATGTAACAGAGGAAGAATTTGATAGTGCTTGCAGTATTTATATTGAATGGTACAAAGACACGTTCATGTTTTATACATGTAATAACATGACTATGATTATGAGTAATACCGGATTTGATGCACAGTTGCCTGGGAAGAGGAAAAGGCACTACCAGGGAAGGGCAGATGCTGAAGAGTATTATGCAAGCAATATGGCAATACTTAACAACTTAGACGGGATAGGTGGAAGAAGGGTAACTGTAGTAGATGAGCAGTGGCTAAGGGACGACTTAGAGGCATCTAGGCAAGAAGATAAAAAGGCAATATTCAGCCTTGGAATAAATGAAATTGACAGTGTGTGGGGACCAATGAGAAGAGGAAACATGCTGGGAATACTTGGAAAGACAAAAGGTGGTAAAACTAGATTTTGTCACTACTTAGCAGCAAGGGCATTGAGAAGAGGTCTAAACGTAGCAGTGTTTATTATGGAGGGAACTGCAGATGAATGGACATCAGCTATGTCATCATCAATCATTGCTGATATGTCATACAACGAGATAAAGAGAAATGGAAGCGGGTCAATTCTTAGAATATCCAGTAAGGACATATTAAGAAACACATTTAGGGATAAACCTACCATAAATAAGATCATAAGCTCAGCAAAAATGGCAATGGCAACAAATCCAAAATATGGAAGACTTGAGATTATTGAGTCAACACAGTATGTAGAGACATTCCAAGATGAATTGAAGGCTCAATACAAGAAATCACCATATGACTTGGTTATTATAGACAGTTTAGTAAATATACAGTCAAAGACAATTAAGAACAAGTCAGAGGCAATCTCAAAGGCTTATATGGAAACAAAGCAAACTATTGAGTATGGATTGCCAGTTCCAGCAGTGGCAATTTGTACAGCTCAAATGAAACAGACAACAATAGATGAGTTAAGAAGAAATCCAGACTCAGACATTGATGTAACAGCCGGTGGAGAGTCAGCGGAGACAATCAGAACACCTGACTTCACGCTAGGGTTATTTTCAACTAAGGAAGAGTTGAAGGCAGACATCATGAAAATGTTCGCAGTAGCACAGAGACATTCAGAGTCATTTGATAACTTCACAGCGAGAGGACTTATGGATTGTTGCTACTTTATGAGTGAAGAGGACAGCATAGGACAGTGATAGTTGGAGGATTATAGATGGCAGAGATAGTAATTAAAAAAGTATGTATGCGACGTGTGCAAGACAGAATTTGATAATAAGGATATGGAATAAAAGACAACAGTACCATGTAGAGGAACAGCGTTTAGGTGTAAAAATACAAAGATAGATTTATGCAGAAATTGCCGAGAGAAGCTTGTAGAAGCAGTTTGGAACAACTTTGCAGAAATTATGGACGATTACGGAGTAGCAGTAAAAGCTAAAAAATTCTAGCAACATTTGAATAGGAGGAAACAGATATGAAACAGTTCTCAAAAGAATTGGGAGATATGTTAACAGATTTTATAGTCAGTGAGATAGGGTCAAAAGGCTTGAGTGGAGTTACATACGCACTGAAGTTAAAGAATGAAGCAAACAGGGAAGACATAGAAAGATTCATTAGAATCAGAGAAGAAGCTGACAGGTGCGGCTATGATTCTAAGGAATTGTTTAGAGCATATGAAGTGTCAAATGGATATGTGTTTGACATGGACTTAAAAGCAATGACAAATATACTTGTAAAAATTGCAAGGTCAGCAGCGGTAGTCACTGGGAAACATAAGGACAAAACAGAACTGGTATACAGCGAGCCGGAAGAAACAAGAAGAAAAGACATTATCAGACTGGCTAGAACAGTAGCTGTAGAGTATGACAAAGGAAATCATGGAACTAATGTAGCATTATTTAACAGAAATGAAGCAGGGTTCGTAAATTACATGTACAAAGGGGAAGATGGGGTAGCAAGGCATTACAGGATTGATGCAATGAAAGTAAGAACATATGACATCGTAACAATGAACTCAGGACCTTTAAAGGATACAGGAATAGTGGTTAGACAGGTAATTCCTAAATATATTCTGCCAAAGGAAAACGGACTTGTAACGGAGTTAGTATGGGAGAAAAGGGTAAGATAAATGATAACCAAGATAAGTAAAGTGTGTTTGGAAAACGGAGTACCTGTATTAAAGGAGATAACACAGCAGGACATAGTGCTAAACCAGGAATCAGTGATAGCAATAGATGGTTCAACATCAAATAGTGGGTTAGCTATACTGAACAAAAGCACTGGAGCAATGTGTGCATGCATAGCAGCAACTAGGGAAAACAAAGAGGACCCAGTAAGATACAAGATAAACTTGAAGAGGTTTATAGCAGGGTTGCTTAGGGAGCATAGAAACATCACATATGTATACTATGAAGAACCTATAATTGAGTATGCATCAGCAGTAGCCAATTTAATGATGCTAAGGTCAATGGTAACTGAACTCAAGATAGAAAATGAGCCAGAATTTGATTATGTTGGTAACAGTGAAGTAAACAACAAAAAATGGAAGAAAGTATTCATGGAACCAACAAAGCTACCTGATAAGAGTGAAGATCAGAAAAGAGTAGTAAGAGAAAGGCTATTAATGTACATGCCTATGCTGGAGGGAATAACACAGGACGAAGTTGATGCAATAGCAATGGGATTTGCAGCAATAAAAATGACATTAGCAGGGTATGCAGAGAATGAACTTGAGTCAAAAAAGAAAGCAAAACCATTCCAGTATAACATAGAGTTTGTCGGAGCAGATAATGAGAATACAGCAATAGAAGATTTTTTTGCAAGTGATATTAATGTGCCGACATCTGTGCTAAATAATGGGTTAAGGTATGTGGAAATAGGCCCAAGAGCAAATTTTGATAAGACAGTGTACAATGAAATGTCAGATGAAGATAAGCTGTTAGTTATAGGATTTAATTCTGATAAACACTGTGATTTAATATTAAAACATAAGATTGGACCATTATCTGCTACATATAGTATGTTATATGCATTTGTGTGGAGAAAGGCAAGGAAGAGGTAGAAATGAGAAAAAAGAAGAGTGCATACTTAAAACCATATATAAGAAAAGCAAAAGCAAAGGACCTTAGATATGAGAATGCAGCATCTGCAAGAGTAATTGGTTGGCAGCAAGCATGCAGATGCAGATGTGAATGCAGACGCAGGTCAAAGACGTATGTGTTAGTTCAACGCGGAAGCAACAGAGTATTAATAATTAGAGGCAGTAAGAAAGAGGTAAAGGACACGTTAATGTCGGTAAATACAAACAGAGAATTTAATAAATGGTGCAATGAAATAAAGAGAATTGCACAAAGATAGGAGGGTACATTATGAAATGTAGGATATGCGGAAAGGAAAAAGATAGAGCTGACATTATAGAAGGGATGTGTTCAGACTGCTTTCAGATAGAAGCACAAAAGTTGAGGGGAATACATGAAGAAGCTTTAGAAATGGTAGAGCAGAAGATAAATGAGGACGCACCACATGGAGATAAAATGCAGCACAATCCGTTCAGTGGGCAGGGAAGTACAGTAGGAAGAATTTCCAAAGAACAGTTTTTACAGGGACCAACAACCAGAAAGGTGTTTATACTGGCGTTGTTGAGAATGGCTGGGATATACGAGGAAGAGAAGCAGAAAAAAGTAATTGCAGACTTAGAGTGGCTGATTGAAAATGAGTTAGACAGATTTTGGGGAAAGGACATCAGACTTGTAACCGGAAATGATATAAAAGGTCACAGGGTATTGGCAAGCAGAAACAACACATACATTGTAGAGTTGGAGGAATAGAAGATGATTAACAGTGAAACCATGGATAAACTGAATGAGCTCGGATTTGGGGCGAACATAGACGCTTTTGAGGACTACATGGAGCAGCTGATGGATGCATATTCCATGGGGGAACCACTGGTAGACGATTCAGCCTTTGATGCAATGAAAAAACTGCTGGAGCAGGTAAACCCAGGGTCTAAAGTGTTGATGCGCAACAATGAGACAGAAGAAACAGAAATGACAAGCAACGATAAAATTCTTGAAGAATATGGTATGAGTAGTATACATACTATTGACGGGATATCCGAAGCAAGTCTGTCAAACATGATTGACGTAATCAACTTAGCAGGAGGAAAAGCAGATTTATTTGCTTCACTGAAGCAGAACGGGCACGCAACTAGAGTAGTTTACAGATACGGAAGACTGGTAAGCGGTTCAACAAGAGGAAGATACAGAAAAGGACGGGATATAACAGAGCATTTAAAACACATGTTACCTAATGAGGTGCAGGGGTTTAAAAGCATGCCACTTGTGGAAGTGAGAGGCGAAGCAGTAATAAGCAAAACAACATTTAATGAAAAGCTGAAAGCAACTGGATTGAAAACACCATTGAGTAGTGTAACTTCTATGTTAAGAGAAAGTGCCACAGAGTACGAAATGGGGTTGCTACAGTTCAAAGGATACAAAGTAATCCCTAGTGAAAAGCAGTACAGACCAGCAACACTTGGAACTGAATATGCAATACTTGAAAAATGCGGAATTGAGACACCACCACATGTGTTAATAAAGGATGTAACACCACAGAATTTGGTTGAAACAATAAATTATCTTGTGGAGTACTTCGAGGATGTAGTAGAGAAGCAGGGTTATGACATTGATTGTGATGGAATAGTCGTTGCAGTAAACAATAATAATGTGTTCTATGCAGGTGGAAAAGATGGGAATGCATGGAAAGGCAATTGTGCAGTAAAAGAAGGCAGAATATGGCAGAGTAGTATATACGAGTCCGTGATTGAAGAAGTGATATTCAAGTATGGTAAAAAGTACATTACACCAATAGCAATAGTACAACCTGTAGTATGTAAGAATGGAGCACAGGTTGTAAATGTTCCACTGTACAATGTAGGAGTAATGAACAGATATGGTTTATTCACAGGACAGTTAATACATTTTAGGTTTGGTGGAGAGCAGGGAGTAACATTGTGTGACGAATTTGGAAACAGCGTAAGAGTAAACGATTGAAAGGAAAGATAAAGGTTGCCATGATATATAAGGCAACCTTAAATTATGCAAAAAAGAGCATAAGAAGGTACATAGTCAAGATAGTAAAGAAAATAATTAACAAATTATTGCACAATAGTACAACAAGTTATGTTAATGGAGGTAACTATGGACAACTTAGAGTTTGAAGAGGAAGAGTTATTTGACGGAGATGATGAAGAAATAACAGAGAATAATGAAGAGATAACAGAGGATGTTGGGACAGAAGCAAAAGATACATCTGAAGATTTGGATAAAGACAGTGAAGAAGCTGACGAATACGTAGACCAGAGTGAGCTTACAGACGAGCACGGAGAATACAATGATAACTTTATATCTGATACTGGAGATATAGTAGTTATGAACGATTCAGACGGGGATGATGCATTTGAGTTGAAGTACATAGACATATCTAATATAGTGATAGTCAAGATGATACGTAAAGCAAGAAATGTGAACTCGATGACAAGAAGCATTAGAGCAACTGGATTGCTTAGTCCAGTTGTAGTTGGACTTACAGCAACAGAGGGAATATATGTATTGCTTGATGGGTTTATAAGATTGCTTGGATGTGCAAAATCCGGAAAGAAAACAGTGCCATGCGTGATTAACAAGAAAATAAGTACTAAGGACATTCCTATCGTGGCAGCAATGTATAACAAACGGCAGGCTTACAACATGGGAGAAATAGTAGACTACATTGAGTATTTAGAGAAAGAAAAAGGAATAATGAATGCTTCAATGATAGAATACTTGCTACAGATGAATAGTGGAGATTACACAAAGTTAAAAGATATACTTGAAGACGATGACGAAGAAATAGTAAGTAAGCTGTTTGATGGTGTATTCACAATAGAGCAGGCATTCAAGAAACTTGAGCAAAGAAGAAAGAAAGAAACAGCAGAGGAAAGAGAAGATAGACAGTCAGCACAAGTTTACGGAAATGCAGAGAAAAACGGTATAGCAGAGATAGACGGTTCAGGAGAGCAGGGAGATGGAGAGCCATTATCGGCAGAGCAGATTCAGAACTTAACAGTAAATGCAAGTGACCTTGATAATTCAGTAGAAGACAGCTCTATAAGTAAGATGATAGAGGATGATAATAACATCAAGGGATTTCAACCACATAAGCAGAATGTAAACGAAAGGGAGTACATAGATCCAGCTATAAGAAAAGCTACATTAGCAAGAGACAACTTTACATGTGCATGTTGTAAGAGGGGTGGAGAGCAGTATGTGGATATACTGGACTTCCATCATATTATGCCAGTATTCCTTGGTGGAGTAGACAGTGTAGATAATGGTATAATGCTTTGTGTGGCATGTCATAGATTGGTGCATTTATACTCAACTGGAGATTTGCATATAGATACAGCATTGCTAGAGTCAGGATACGACAGTCTCGATGAGGCACACAAGTTAAGATTCACTAACGAGCAGATATATGAAGATGAAAAGATGAGGTTTAAGCGCATAATAAAATTAGGGAGCGTAATAAGAAAGGGAATAGCGGAGAGAGGTTTAAGCAGAGAGCAGTATAAAAAGGAGCATCCTAACACTGGGATAGGAAGAAGGAAACCTGGAGTAAATGCACCACAGGAAAAAGCATGATTAAGTACAAAGGCAGATGATAGAGACATCTGCCTTTATTTATTACACCTAATATTTAGAATAAAGAGCAATGAAATATACAGATATAGATTATGATGAATAATTTATATTTGAGCATAAATGAGTGCAGTATTACATAATAAAATAGAATAAATGAGAAATAAGAATGAGGTATAGTATGTATGAGACATTAGATTACTTGATTATGCAGGAAAGAGCTGGAATAAACTCAGCAGAAAAAGAGATAAAAGATAGGATGCAGCATAGAAAAGAGATATGCAAAGGAATAATGAATGATAAGCATATTGTATACTTTAAAACTAAAGAATTGGATAAAAAGATAGAAGAGATTGAGAGCATATACAGTAGAGTAACACTAGGCAAAAGAGTAAAAGAGAGCATAGTAATAGATGCATACAATTCGGCAACTATAGAGGGGGCAAGAACTACTGTACAGAATGTAATAAAAGCATTTAACAACCCTAAAGGAAAAGACGAAAAGATGGTTGTAAATACAGTAAAGGGTATGCAGATGGCATATTCACAGGGAATAAGCGAAAGAAACATAAGAGAAATATGGGAAGTAACAGTAGATGGAGTATGCGAGAACATAGGGGTAATGGGAGAGAAATACAGAAGTGGAAATGTATTCATAGGGAATGAGGAAAGGATAGTCTATGAGCCTCCAGAATACAGCAAAGTACCGGATATGATGCACAACTTATTTAATTATATAGAGAATGAAGGCGATAATATATGGATAAAGGCATCAGCTGTACAGTTCGTATTCGTGTTCATACATCCATTCTGTGATGGTAATGGCAGAATAGGAAGAATGCTAACACAGTATGTATTAAGCAGATACGGGAAAGAAAAGATAAAGGCTGTGCAGATATCCAAAAATATAAATGAGAATTTGGCAAGCTACTACAAAACTTTAAGAGAGTCAGAGAAAGAATATGGAAGAAAGGAGAGGTTTATTGACATAACACCATTTATAGATTATATGCTAGATGTTATAAAGAGAGCAATAGTAGAAGCATCAGTGGGTTACAATGAATTGAGTACAACTCAGATGAAAATATTAGAAAAAATGAAGAAACATGGTATAGGTTCTGAAATAACAGTAAGAAAGGCAATGCAGATAACTAGACTAAGCTATGGAGGAACCTTGGAAATATTGAATAAACTATGTAGATTAGGGTATTTAGACAAAAGAGTAGAACATAGAAAAAATATATACAGAATGAAATAAACAGGAGGAAATGGGGATATGAGATATATAAGGGAAAATACATGTGTTACAATACTAATGAAAAACTAGCATACATGAGGGAATATACATTATGTGAAAAGCACAGGACATATATCGCATATAAGTCAGACAAACTGGAATAGATAACAGTAGGGGGGTAGTTAAGGAGTGTATAGAAGCACTAGAGATTAGTAAGAAAAGTATGCAGATAGTAGATTATAAACAATAGAAATTAGGAGGAAAAGTTATGAAAGCATTAGTATTAAGTAAGGTAAGAGGTATTTATATGTTAAGGCATATAATATACGGGATTGACGAGAAAGAGACATTAGATGAAGTAAAGAGGAAGTACTACAAAGACTATCATAGAACCACTACTGACGAGTTATTTTTGTTTCATAGCAATGAGGAAATGAATAAGATACTGCTAGAGCATGGTATAAAAGCATAAAGAAGGAGTAGAGGAAAATGACATCAGATAATTTAATAGTAAGTGGACTTGGTATGCTGGTAATAGGGACATCAATTGGAATTGCTAAGACAAGATTAAAAATAATAAAAGACGGAATAGTGACTACAGCAAAAGTGAAGGACTATCAGATTAACATAGATGGTTCATATAGAATAGTGTATGGATATATGGATGGTTTAATAAACATGGAAGCACCATGTATGGATATTAGCAGGGGAGCACACTGGAAGAGTGGAAAGAAAGGGAGTAAGGCATACATAATATATGACAAGAATCCAAACAAAGTACGCAGAG